CGCGGCCTTCATGCGAAGCGCTCGAGCGGTAGCTGGGCGGTAGAACAGTTTGGAGCGCCCGATGTTCTTGCGCTTACGGCCGGTGGTCCGGTCGCCCCAATTGACCTTCTCGTTGATCTCCGGATGTATCCGAAGCATCTCATCGCCGCGCTCGTCGATGTAATCGTTGAGCGAGTCTTCGTCCTGCACGAACCAGATGACGTTGGTGGCCGGGCCGAACGTCCACCGCTTCAGCGCGAAGTTCTCCGCCGCGACCGTCTTGCCCGAGCGGGTGTTGCCCTTCACCAGCACCAGCCGCACCAGCGGGTGATCCAGCGCATCCATGATGCCGTCGCTGTACGGTGTCTTGAGCGGATCGTACCTGAAGGGCTCGCCGCCCTGGTTGACCATCATGCGCTTGGTTCGCGCGTATTCCTTCGTCGTGATCGCTTGAACCGGCAGCGCCATGTCCAGGCGCGCGGCAAATGCGTCAGGTGCGCTTCCGTCGTACTCGTGATTTCCGAGCGCGATCAGGCGTTGTTCTAGGCGTTCCGGAGACAGCATCGGCGTTCAGCAATAGCCGGAGCGTCTTGTGAAAGCCAAGTAGCGCCTCCGCGCCGCCGGTATCGATGATCGTGCGAAGCTTCGGGTCGAGCAGACCGTTCGGATCGACACGGTTGGAAAGCGACGCCATGAACTCCGACAGCGCGCTGAACACTTCGCCGGCAGTCCGCGCCACTTCCGCCGCCGGAATGTACGCCCGCTGCTCCCGCTCCCGCTCTTCAACCTCTGCCGCCAGCCGGTTGAGGATCTGAAGTTCGCGGGCTGGCAGATGCGCCGACGTCGCTTCCTCGTGACGATCACGCGTCAGGGTTCCGAGGATGGCATCGCGGCGGCGCGAGATGTCGACCGCGGCGGCGTCGTTGCGCGTCTCGAAGTCGAGCATGGCCTTCAGCGCGGCGCGGGCGGGGTAGATGTGTTGCGTGCCCTGAAGAATGGGCTGCGGCATGCCGGGCATCTGCTTTTTGGCCGTGACGAACGGACCCTTCGTCGTGCCGTAAACGAAGGCGAGATCCTCCAGCGACAGCATATCGTTCGGCTTCGCGCGTTTCAGCGCCGCCGCTATGTCCGATCGCCGGTTTGGATTCGCCTTCGCTCCCACGTCAGCCTTCCATCTCGGACGCAAGCCGAGCAAGACGCTGCAAGCGCTCGACCTCCAGAGCCAGCTTGAACGCCTTTGGGTCTGCCGCCTCTGCAACCCACTTCACCAACTGGCGCTCATCGGTGACGCATCGGCGGGCAGCGTGAAGCAGCGGCAGAACCGTCGTCGCTGGCAGATCGTCGAACTCGCGCATAACGGCCGCGATGTACTCCTGCTTTGAGTCCGGCGACATGCGTTGGCCGATCAGCGCTACGATCGAGGTGACGACGGCAAACAGTTCCTCTGTTGATGCCGGCTCGCTCTCGTGCAGAGCGCCATCGAGTGCGAGCCTGATGTCCGAAGCGTATTGCAGAAGATGCTGATCCTTCAGCCTCTCGTCATCCGCGCCGTTTTCGATCAGCGAGATATAGTGCGAGCGCGTCACGACCAGCCTGTTCCGCCGGGCCATACCGTCTTCCGGTGACAGGGTTGTGAGTTTCGCGGGTGTCGGGTCCATAAGTTTTTGCCTTTTCGAGAGTCCGCGCAAATACCTTCACGCGCAGGATATAGTCGATGTCGAGTGAGAACGGGACTGGATACCGGTCCGTTGGCGACCCCTCGCCTCGCAACCACGGGTCTCCGCGGATCGCTTCAAACATCGCGTCCCAGACAGCGTAGGCATCTAGCGTCCCGCCGGAATCGCGAACGATCTCCGCCGCACGCCGCGCGATTCCTTTCTGCCTCGAGTCGTTCCAGGCTTGCACCGCATGCGTGCGAGGAAAATCCTCAACCAGTCGCGCCCAACCTTGCTTCACATAATCGATGATTGTGCCGCGTTGGTCGACGGTTACGAGTGCTGTCGAAGAAGAGATCGGATCTCCAAGCAGATCCGTGGGGGTGGCCTCTCCCGTAAGGGAGAGGGGGGAATCTTCTAACTTCAGAGGTTCAGGATTCAGAAGTTCTATGGCTCGCTCACCAGTGGTCGAGCGCGCTCGCTCACCGGTGGTCGAGCGCGCTCGCTCATATTGAGCGAGCGGTTCATCCCCTTCGCCGTCATCCTGATCGTCTTCGGCGAAGGCATATGTCACCGACGATGACGGCATTTCAAAGGTGGCGCGCACGTTGAGCGTGTACGTGCAACCAGCAACGCCGCCGCTCTTCTTCATGCGAGGCCGCCGGAGCAGAAAGCCCTTTTCCTCCAGTTCGTTGATGTGCCGCTTCAGCGTGGAAATCGGCATGTCACACGCGTCGGCAAGCGTGGCTTGCTTCGGCCACACGTCGAAGTCGCCGCGCTTGTTGTTGACCATATGGGCCATCACCATGAGCACTTTCCATGCTGTCGGTGTCAGCCCTCGGGCATGCAGCGCCCATGAAGTTGCTGCTATGTGACGAGAGATCATTTGCCGACGATCCAATGGATCGAAACGACCACGCTGCATATTATCAGCGCAGCGATCAGGATCTTCTCGATTATCGTAATACGGACTGGAGCCCATTCATATTCGTCATCGTCGCGCATATCGTTCCCTCTCTGTTGCGGGAGCGACTCGCGTCGTCTATATCGACGGCGAGCGTGCCTGCTCCCATGTTGCGGCCGTCCGGTGTCAGAAGCCGGGCGGCCGTTCTGCTATACGAGCAGCGGATCATCGTTGCCAATAGACAGCACCTCGCGCTGTCGCACCGAATAGAACTCCCCGTGGAATGATACCGTCGCCGTCATGGTACGGCCGTGGCGGTTCTTGGCGCCGATCAGATCGGCTTTCCCCCGCGCGGCCATCATCTCGACCTCCCACGCCTCGTGAAGATCCTGTTTCTTTTCGTTGGTCTCCCCCTTCCTCGGCTCAGTCTGCTCTAGGTAATATTCCTCGCGGTAGATGAACGTGACGGTGTCGGCGTCCTGCTCGAGATTGCCGGACTCCTTCAGATCCGAAAGCATCGGCCGCTTGTTCTGCCGGCCCTCAACGCCTCGCGACAACTGGTTGAGCGCAATCACGGCGATGTCGAGCGCGTGCGCCATCGCGTTGAGGAAGGCGGAGATGAAGTTCACCCGCTTACGATCGTCGTCGATCAGCTTGCCGTCGATATCAGCGGCGTAGAGCGCCACCGAGTCGACGACACAAAACGCGAGATCCTTCCCCTCTGCCTTGAGCAGCGCCTTCTTGCGCGCGCACTCACTCCAGACGCGACGAATGTTGCCGCCGCGCAGATCTACGAAGTCGAGCGGGATGAGATCGCAGCGGTCGGCGATCTTCTCCAGCGCCATGCGCTCGCCCGGCGTCACCTTGCCTCGCCGCAGATCGTCGTGCTTGATCCGATAGCCGAGCGCGAAACCGATATCGGTGGCAGCGCGCATGGCAAGCTGCTCCTCCGTCATCTCCGCCGACAGGTAGATGCCCGGATTGCCGTTGATCGCGTAGCCGTGCGCCGCCGACAGCGCGAGCGTCGTCTTGCCCATACCCGGTCGACCGGCAATCAGGTGGAAGCCGGGCTCGAGCGGACCCAGGATGACGTCGAGATCCGGAACCAGGTGGTTCGTCATCCCGATCGCTTCACCTTCGTCCTGGATGCGTCGGACGCGGTCGCCAGCAAGCCGCACCATGTTCCCGAGGGTTCGGACCGGCTTTGCCGTCGACCGCGTGCTGGCGGCCCAGCCAGCCGCCTCAACGCGCCCCGTGATCTCCATGATCGGCGTGTCGAAATTCGACGTCAGCATTTCGTCGGCCAACTGCACGGCGGCGCGCGCAACACGGCGATCGGAGAGCTCAATTATCTGCGCGGCGAAATCGGCGGCACCAACCACCGCCGCGGGCGAATCCACAAGCCGAGCGAGATAGTCGCCGTGCATTGCGGCTTCATCCTTGGCGAAGATCGGGCGCAGTGAGATCGCACTGGCTCGCGCTCCCTTGGCGCTGAAGCGCAGCAACGCGCTGTAGATCCGACCGTGCAAGGGTTCGGCGAAATCGTCGACCCGCAGGCGATCCGCCCAAGCGGTGATGATGGAATTGTCGATGAGCATGCCGCCGAGCAAGGCAGCTTCAGCATCGATGTTCGTCAGCAGATCAGGTGCGGTGGCTTCGTCCTGTTCGTAATAACTCACGCTGTGGCGCCTCCGTTGAACTTTGCCTGCTCATTGCCCCACGTCGACCATCCTGCACGCTCTTCGCGGCTGAAGATCTCGGCATACGGACCTTCGCAATATCGCTGCACGCGCGCGAACGCCTCGTCAGGCTTGCGACTGTGCTCCCGCACCGGCGCCAGAATGATCTCGTGCACGTCCTTCGCCATCCGCCGCGCATTGCCACGGCGGCCGAGCAGGACATATTCCGCGTTCTTCCGCGTGGTGTGCCCCAGCCCCATGAACAGATCCGCTTGGATCAGCGGCAGCATCCGCATCGGTTGCGTCGCGAACGCGCGGCGCATCTTCACCCACACGAACCCCATGCCGGAATATTTGAAGCCCCACCGGTCCATCGTCTCCAGCGCTTGCGGGAGATGTGGGCCGGTCGACCACAGGAAGAGGTGGCAGTCGCGCGCGGCGATATCGAGCATCGGCATCGCGCAGATCTCTTCCCTCGTCATGGTCTGGTAATGCTTCGTCACCCCGCGATCGCTGGCAAAGTTCTGCGGGCGGGGCGGCGCGTAGCCTTTGAACGCCCATGGTGGATCGGCCATGATCGCCTTGAAGCCGCCGGGTGGCACGGACAGCGCATCGAACATCAAACGGCCTGCCAGCCAACGCGGGCAACTAAACCGTCCCACATCTTCATCGCCTGTATGTAGGCGAGCCCGACCTCTCGCGAAGCTTCGAGAATGTTGCGGTCCTGATCTGCTACCAAGTCGATCAGACGCTCGAATTTAGCCTCGTTTGTCTCCACCGGATTAACGCGGCGATCAAGACTTAGCCTGTGCGCCTTGCCCATAACCATGTTGCGGGTGATGCCCATGATCTTGCCGATGTCGGAAGCTGTCATGCCCTTATCCCAGAGTTCGGTCAGCTTTGTGATCTTGTCGTCTGTCCAAACCATTATCGACTTCCTCCAAATAAGATCTGATCGCGCCACGGGCGGTGATAGTCGGGCAGAAGTGACAGCCCGAAATCGAGGATGCCCGCCGCCTCGGCCGCGTCGTGAATGTCTGTGTGCCAGCCGTATGACTCGCAGCGCTGCATCGCGAGTTCCTTTGGATCTTCGCCGGGCAGATACGGCTTGCCCTTCTTCGTCTTGTCTCGCTTGAAGCCGCTGCCGCGACCGATGAAGTGCTTGCGCCAGGTCGAGATGTCGACGCAGTAGCAATGCGCCTTTACCTGGAACGCGAACTTCTCGACGATCGCACCAAGCCCGATCAGGCGGTATGCGTTCTGCGGGTTCATGTTCTCCGCGATGTGCTGCGCCTCGAAGAAGAAGTGGCTGATCCCTCCCTGCGATCGCATCTCGAGGTATTTTTCCCGCAACCACATCTCGAGCGCGGCGCACGGCTCTCCGATCGCGTTCGCGGCGCCGGGCAGCGTGAAGGCGTCCAGGAACGGGCGCTGCATCCCTGGTCGGTGCAGCGCCCATCCTGTCGTCGTCGCGAGATCCAGTGCGAGGACGGCAGCTTGCTTCATTCCGGATTGAGATCCGAATTGTCGCCCGTGTACGGCTCTTGCGTCGCCGCGTCGGGCTGTGCACCCTTCGCATGCGCTTCCTTGATCCGCTTACGCTTCTCCGCCGGCGACTCGGCCTTGGGCGCTGCCGCGTCGAACTCAGCATCGCGCCGCTTACGCTCTTCAGCGGGATCGACCTCCGGCTCATCCGACTTCGGGGTTTCGACATCCGCTACCAGCTTGTCGATTTCCTCATCGTTCTGCGGTTGCTCGCGACGGCCAAAATCGGGCTTGATGATGTTGCCCGGCTCAGCGCCCTCCGCCCGATCGACGAGATCGCCGATGGACCACTCGGCCGCATCGATCAGACCCGTCAGTGAGCGCCAGATGTCCTGCTGCTCATCGCTCTCTAGGCCATCCAGTGCGAGGAAGATCCGCGCTGCCTTCTTGTTGACCTTGAAGCCAACGACGGTGTCGTAGATGCCGCCGATCTCGCCGTTGATGCCGGCGATGCGTTCCTTCTTCGGCTTGATTCCCCGAAGACGCTGGATTGCGCCCCGGTAGTTGGGCGGTTTCATGTCGTTTTGGACACGATCCGCAGTCGCACGATCTGCCATGATGTTCTCCTGGCGTGGTGACACCGGCAAATGCTGCCGGCGACGCGGCTCTTCAGCCGGCGTTCGGTAAATCGAGATCGGGAAAGCCTGGCATCTCGTGCCCCAGAACCTTCCCCAGCAGCGCAAGCGGCCGTCGATAATGTTTTGGGACGCCCCGGCACCGCCATTGGCGCACGCCTTCAGGGCTCAAGTCGAAATGCGTGCGCACGACGTCCGCGCCTATGCGCTGGATCGCCGCCGAGTCGTGTTGCTTGGTGTCCATGTCGACCTGCATAGCCATGCCCTTTGCGCGTGACAACCAACACAATTCGCCTTGCCAGCCCTTAAAAATAAGGCGATACGGGATCGTCATCGAGTCGGAGGCCACCAGCGATGCGCTTGAAGAAACTACTCTGTCGCATCCCGGACCGGGTGCTCATCGCTGTCTGCGGTTTGGCAGGCGCACTCATGTTTGGGTGCGGCGCTCGGCTGATCCGACAGTTGATCCTTTATTGGTCCTAACCCCTCAAAAACGACTGGAGAAATTAACATGGGAGCGACGCGCCCGTACCTGCTCATCTACAAGGGCAAGAAGCATATCATCGAGGCGGCGAACGCCGCGCTCGCCGTGCACCACGTCGTCGGCGCTGACATCAGCGAATTGCGTCCGGCGCGTGCCGCCGAGGTGACGCAGTGGATGCGCGAAAAAAACGAAATTCCGGTCGCGGACGGCAAGCGCGTGGATGTTGCGGGTGTCGTGGAGAGCACGCCAGGCGTGGAGGCGAAACCCGATCCAGCTAACGATCTGATCGTCGCTAAGAACGGCAGCGACGCCGATCGTGCGCTGCTGTGGTTTGAGATGGCTGCTGGCTTCGATCGTACTGACGAGGCGAACACAACATCGGCGGCGGAGACAGTCGGAGTTTTCGCGCGCATGCATCCGCGTGGTGTGCTCGATCTCATGACTTTTGATGTGCTGCGCCAGCGCGTGCCGGCTTTCGGCGAATTGTTGGTCGCTGGCACGGTGTCGAACACCGTTGACGCTCTGCGCGCTCGCTTGGAAGAGCAGCCGATGACGTTCGACGCAGTTGTGAAGGCGATGACCGCTGGCATCGAATTGGAGCAGACGGTCGCCGGATGATCGACGAGCCGTTCCTTCGTGAGCAGGGCGGTGCTGACGCGCTGGTTGAGGGTTACTACCTCATCCAGCGCCGACGCGCTCGCCGCGTGGACGTGCCGGTGCGGATCTGGTTCGGGGCTCCGATCGATCCCGACACCGGTGACGAGATGGATCGGTCGCATCGGTGGCAGATTGAGATCGCCGGCGTGCTCTTCGATCAGCCGCTCACCTTTGGTGGCATAACGATTTCAGCGGTGACGGAATTTTGGCCCGCCATTGTACGCGAGCAGATTGACGAAGCGGATTACCGCTTCCGCATCGCGCGCGCGGAGTGGGCGCAGGAGTTCGATCCGGAAGATGCGCTGGGCTCGCCCGGCGGAAAGATCAACGCAATGACGGCTCGCTTACCGGGCCTGTAGGAGACGGGAATGTCGATGAATACGTGTTGGACGGAGCCGACAACGCCGGCGCAGAAGGTGGCTATCGAGATGCTCCAGCATGAGCAGCGCATGCTCATGGCGCTCGGCATGTTAATCAACCCGGGCCAGGTGAGCGACATGGATAGCCGGCGGATCAGGAAGACGCTGAAGCTGGCGCGGGATCTTCAGCAAGTACGCTGCGCGGCTCTGCGCGCGATCATCATCGAGGAAGAGCAGGCAAAGACCCGATGATCCCGGACGAAGTCCCACAAGCCAGCGGCAGCGTCTTCGGACACAACAGCGGGTCAATGCTGGTGCAGGCAAAGGCCGAGCACGCGGCCGCCTTGCATGACACCCCACGCGATGAAGGCAAGACGTTCGCACAGCGTAAGGCCGAGTTCCTGGCTTCGGCGGCGGCGCAGCGGGTGCGTGATCGCCAGTCCGCCGCAGACGCCGGCGACACGATCAAGATGGCTGGTGAGATCTGGGCGCTGATTGACGCGGAGCGTCGGCGGCTTTCCGATCCGTTCCGCGAGACGCATCTGGCGCTGTCGGCGATGGCGAGCGAATTTTGGGAGCCGGTGAACGACGCGATGCTCGCGTTGCACCAGCAGATCGATGCTTGGACTGCGGCCGAGGATAAGCGCGTTGCTGCGATACGCCGTGAGCAAGAGGCCGAACTTGCGAACTTGCGCAAGCCTACAATCGATCCAGAGAAAGAGCGGCAGGCCGAGCGCGCTATCGATACCTCGCTTGGGCACGCCCCCCGCTCTTTCATCGATTATTCGGCGCCAGCGTCTACGCCGGCGATGTCCGTCATGCGGCCGACGAAGCGGGCGAAGATCCGGGGCGACCTGGGCGCCACGATTTCGCAGCGCGACGTCGTTGGATACGAGATCGAGGATATCAGCCTGATCCCGGATCACATCATGCAATCGGAAACGGTCAAGGCCGCGATTCTCACCGTCGTCAAGACGACTGCGCGCCATCTGGGCGTGCCGGCCGGCATCCGCGTCATCACCACCTCTGGCAACCAGATCTCATAGGAATCGAACATGGCTCGACCAAATAACGGCGGCGGCAGCAGGCAGGCGTCGCAGACGAATAACGAGACGATCAGCCTTCAGCAGCAACTTCAGTTTGTGCTTGGGCAGATCGTTGTTCGGAAGGAAGAGATCGCTGCGGTGCTGCCGCCAGATCTGCCCTTTGATCGGTTCCATGCGACGATCAATCAGGCGCTTCGTAACAACCCGGAGATCCTGAAGTGTACGGGCGTGTCGATCGTCAACGCTTGCGTGAAGAGTGCCTACGATGGCCTTCGTCTTGACGGCAAGGAAGCCGCGCTGGTGGCGCACAACGTGAAGGTCTCGAGGAACCCCGACAAGTGGGAAAGCCAGGCCGAATATTTCCCGATGGTGCGCGGGCTCATCAAAAAGATCCTAACCTCGCGTGAGGTTGTCTCGATGGAGGCTGAAGTCATCTATGAGCACGACACGTACCGCGTGTTGCGCGGTACGAACCCGGAGATCCACCACGAGCCGCGGCTGGTTGGAGATCGTGGTAAGCCGATCGCCTACTACAGCATTGCTACGCTGAAGGGTGGCTATCGCACGGCGGAGATAATGACGTCGGCTGACGTTGCCGATGTCAGGAAAGAGGCGAAGACGGCGTTCGTCTGGGATCGGTGGCCGGGTGAAATGGGCAAGAAGTCCGTTATCCGCCGCCACGAGAAGAAGCTGCCGAGCGGCCGCGATATGGTCGACGTCGAAGCGATGGCGATGTTCCCGCAATACGATCGCACGACGCCGCATCCCTCGCTTGCTGCGCCTGTCGCTGCTGCCCCGCGCCCAACCCGTGCTGCTATCACCGATCAGCAAGGCACTGAGTTCGGCATGTCATTCGGCAACCAGTCGATCGATGATCGTGATGACGATCGCGAACACGTCGTGGTTGAGCAGGAACGCAGCCAGCAGCGGCAGCAGGAAGCCCCGCGTGAACAGCAGGGCAATCAGCAGCAGCGCGAGCCGGAGGTGCAGCTTCCGGAAGACGATGCGGCTTGGGGCGTATGGGGCGCCGGGCTCGAGAAAAGCATCACCAATTCCGAGAACGCCGAGGTGCTGGATCAGATCTGGCGCGAGGCTCAACCCATTCTGAAACACGCCAGCAAGGCAATCCGCGACCGCATCACCGGCAAGGTGACGGATCGCAATGCCGACCTGGCGCTGGAAGGCAGCGACGCGGGTGACGCGGCCGATAATTGATATCACCCGATGGAGACCATGATGAGCGATGTGAAGATTAACCGTCACACCAGCCGCGCGCTGGTGGAGAAGATGCGCGAGCGCAACTCGACGATGACGGAAGCCGAGGCGAAGCTGGCAGTGGGTCGCGTGTTCGACTCGATGGCGACGCTGCTCGAAGGCGATGAACCGCTGCGCGTCGGCGGGTTCGGCACCTTCCGCCGGCATTTCGTGCCCGGTGGTGATCGCCGCAATCCGGCCACCGGTGAGACCGTGAAGACGAGCGACAAGCACGTGATTAGATTCAAACAGGGCAAATTGGCCTGAGAGCCCGGGGCGCTGCCGAGGCGGCGCCCCTAACCACGAAGGAAGCATGCATGGCTACCGGCGAACGAACTGGGCGGATGAACGTCAATACCTATTGGCAGGGTGGCCGCGTCATCACTGAAGCCGGTTATGTGCTGATTAAGGTTGGGAAGAAGCATCACCTCGCGGATGTTCGCGGTTATGCTTACGAGCATCGCATGGTTGCGGAGTGCAACCTTGGCCGGGATCTTCACCCCGGGGAAGAGGTCCACCATCGTGATGAGACCGATCGACAAAACAACGATTGGTCGAACCTGATGGTCTGCGCCTCTCGCTTAGAACATCAAGTTCAGCATCGCACATCAATTCTGCCGTCCCGAGCCCAGCGCCTTCCGGGCGAAGGCAACCCGACTGTCGAGTGTGCGTGCGGGTGCGGTGGCACCTTTGCCAAATACGATAAGGTTCGGCGGATGCGAAGGTATTTGCCTAATCACAACAGTGCGCGGAGGTGCAGAGCAAATGGCTGAAGTATCGGGGATTTCGTGGACTGATAGCAGTCTATCGCTATGGTTTGGCTGTACGCAGATCAGCAGCGCATGTGATAATTGTTATGCACGCGGTATGGCGGGGCGGCTGGGCGTGGTGTGGAACGGGCCGCCGCGCAAGGCGGCCGCCAGCGCCTTGGAAAAGATCGCGCAGTGGCAGCGCGGCGCGGCGAAGTTCTTCGCGCTCCACGGCCGCGATCGGCGCGTCTTCATCAACCACCTCTCGGACTTCTTCGATAATCAGGCGGAACAGGACTGGCGCACGGAAGCCGCGCTCGAGATGGCGCGCGCCACGGACGTCATCTTCATTCTCGTCACCAAGCGCCCGCAGAACGTCGCGTCGATGGTGCCAGCACACTGGATGAAGAAGAACGGGTGGCCGGCAAACGTCTGGATGCTGGTGACGGCCGAGAATCAGAAACAGTGGGACAAGCGCGTCGCGTGGTTGCTCACTATCCCGGCCAAGGTGCGTGGTGTTTCGATTGAGCCGATGCTGGAGCCGATCGGACCGCAGCACTCGATCTCGAATAGCACTCGCGAGCGCGCGGCCTACGTCGAAACACATACCGGCAGGATCTTCCCGCCCGAACAGGTGGGCACGCTCAATTGGGCGATCATCGGCGGCGAGAGCGGTCGCAAGGCTCGGCCGATGCCGCACAGGGATGCGATCGACAAGTTGGTCGATCAGCTACGTAGCGCTGGCGTCTCTATCTTCGTGAAGCAGTTGAGCCAGGCCGATCATCCCAAGACGTTCCGCGACGTCGCTACTTTCCCGCGCGGACTCACCCTTCAGCAATTCCCGGAGACGGTATGAAAGCGCTCACCATCTATCAGCCTTGGGCTTCACTCATCATGGCCGGTGCGAAGCCCTATGAATTCCGGGGCTGGAACCCGCGCCGGCGGGGCGGCGCGTATGCCGCACTGATCGGGCAGCGGATCGTCATCCACGCGAGCGCGCGCAAAATTGATCGCTCCGAAGTGATGGATCTCATCACTGTGCTTCAGCGCGGTGGCGAGGCCGCCGCCGAAACGTGTTTGGACGCCTCAATTGCCCTACCAATTCTTAACCGAGCGCTTGCGAAACAGGTCCGCACCGAGCGCGGCTTCATCGACCTGGGCGCGCACGGCGATCTCCCGTGGAGCGTAGGACTTGGCACCGCCATCTTGGGCGAGCCTCGCCTTGGAACGGAGATCGCCGAAGAGTTCGGCGTACCGCGCGCGAATGACAGCGATCGCGACGCGCACGCCAATTGGGGATGGCCGATGCTCGATATCGAGGTGTGGGACATGCCGATCGAGTGCCGTGGCCTTCAGGGCTTTTGGAACTGGCCGACGCCTGAAGGTGCTGGGCTGTGACACGACTTGGCAACCCGCATCCGCCTCGTTGGACCTTTTCGACGGATACCGGCGGAGATGCAGAGCCACAGCAAAGTGCACAGCGCTTCGCGGATAAGTGCGAAGCCGTGGACGCGGCATGCGCGTGGCTGAAGGTATGTGCGGACAATAACTTCTTCCCGTTCGTCCGCATCGAGAGGGCTGAAACCGCATGAGCCTTTCCCCCGCCTTCTTGGACGAACTGCGCTCGCGCACGTCGCTGTCACGCCTGATCGAGCAATCGGTCAAGCTGACGAAGGCGGGCAGCGAGAAGCGCGGTTGCTGCCCGTTCCACAATGAGAAGAGCCCAAGCTTCTACGTCAACGACGACAAGGGCTTTTACCACTGCTTCGGGTGCAGCGCGCACGGCGACGCGATCCGCTGGATGACGGATCAGCGCGGCCTCCAGTTCATCGACGCGGTTAAGGAACTGGCCGCCGCTGCCGGCATGCAAATGCCTGATCGAGATCCGCAGCACGCGGAGCGCGATCGCGAGCAGCAGGCGATGTTCGACATCATGGATCACGCGACACGATATTTTGCTTTGAATATGGAGATGGCCGGGGCGCAGAGCGCGGCTTGGCGCTATCTCGATAATCGGGGTGTAACGGCACGCGCTATCTTTGACTTCGACATAGGGCTGGCGACGCGAGATGCCGAACCGCTGCATCGCCACCTGAAGGATGTCGCGCCTGAGATGCTGGTGAAGCTGGGACTGGCGAAGATCCACGACGAGGGCGATCGCAAAGGCGAGGTCTTCGACTTCTTCCGTGGTCGCATCATGTTCCCGATTCGGGATCAACGTGGCCGAGTGATCGGTTTCGGTGGCCGGGTGCTGGGCGATCAGCAGCCCAAGTACCTCAACAGTCCGGACACGCCAATCTTCGACAAGGGGCGCACGCTCTACAACATCGATCGAGCCGGACCGGCAGCGAAAGCGGCGAAGCGCGTCCTGGTGGTGGAAGGCTACATGGACGTCATCGGGCTCGCCAGCGCCGGCGTGAACGAAACGGTGGCTCCGAACGGCACCGCGCTCACTGAAGCGCAAATCACGCGGCTGTGGACGCTATCCGACACGCCGATCCTTTGCTTCGACGGCGACAAGGCCGGGAAGGCGGCGGCGGCGCGCGCGGCGATTCGCGCGTTGCCCCTGCTCGAGCCGGATCGTTCGCTTTCCTTCATCACGCCGCCCAATGGCAAAGATCCCGACGATATCGCCCGCAGCGGCGGCGCAGAAGCGGTGGAAGCGATGCTGGCGTCGCCCAAGCCGCTTGTGGACGTGATATGGGAGCATGAGTGCGCTGCCGGGCCAACAGATACCCCAGAGCAGCGTGCTGGGCTCGCGTCGCGGCTTCGGGAGCGAGCAGCGTCGATCCGGAACCGTGGCGTCGCGCAAGCCTACTACGACGAGTTCAAGGCACGATTCGAGGCGAAGCCGAAGGTGATCTACGTCGCCGAGCCCCGCCGTGCGCCGATGCAGCGCCAGTCGACTGAACGCCAGCCGTTCATTCGGCGTGAGAAGCCGCAGACTGATGCGTCTAAAGCGATTGCCCGAAAGGGTGTGGGCATGGCGCTCGAGCGAGCGATAATTGCCGGCCTGATGCGGTATCCCAGCGTGGTCTCCAGCGAGATGGATATCGTTTGCTCGATGACGATCGCTGAGGATTCGATGCGCGAATTACGCGACGTGCTTATGGACGCGGCGATCTCCGGCAAGCCGTTCGTTGTGCCCGATCATCTCGAAGGCGCGGCTCGAGCAGCCAATGTTACGCCGCTGCGCTTCAGCTTCAACCGTGATGGCGCAGACCCCGCTCAAGCGATGCGCAATCTCACCGACGCCCTTTACCAGCTTCGCCGATAACGGCGCGCTCTGGGCAGCGGCGGGCTGTCCTGGGCGATCACTCACCCGCCGAAGGAAGCAACATGGAAGTCCCTGAAGATCGCACGCACGGCGCCGATTCGGCGATCAACGACACCATCCCAGGTTCGGAAGTCATCCCAGACAACATCCCAGACAGCCCGCACGGCGATATGTCGCTCGAATATTCGCTCCAGAATTTCAACGCGCTCGTGTCGGCGAACACGGCGATGCAAGGTGAGGTGTCGAGTCTCAACGTCATCATCGCCGATCTGCGCGATCGCCTGAAGGACAATGCGCACGAGATCGCCGGCAACGAGAAGGCGTACAATGACCTGTACGTCGAGAGGGGCGAACTGAAGAAGGAACTGGTGGCTCTCAAGCAGAAACACGACAATGTGGTGGAGGATCGCAACTTCGCCCGAGAACAGACAGCCGTGCTTCAGCGGCGGCTCGACCGGTCGCTTGGCTATCTCGATCGCGTGCTCGACGACGAAGATGGCATGCGCGCGCCGGATACCCGCGCAGTGCCCGCCGAAAAGCCGCCGGTCGGCCCGGCGATCGGAGAAATCCCTGATGCTGCGATGCCTTCACGGCGCGAGCGCAATTACAGCGATGCAGAGATCCGACCTTATAGCGTTGCCACACTGAGCACGCCGGAGTTCGGCCGCCGCCGCCGGTTCTGATGCCACGAGAGGGGCGGTGCGATCGCCCCCGACGATGGCAACAGTGCCAACATGGGAGACGAAAATGGATTTCGAGAACGATCTTAACGAACTGGTCGACAAGGCTAAGGCCGCTGGCGTCAGCAATGAAGAGATTATCGGCGCCTTCGAGTTGAAGACGATGGCTCTGAACGAAGGTGTCGACGACGACGAGATCGACGACTGATGTGACCGGAGGGTGGACTAGCGAGCACAGGGATGCCGCGCGCTAGTCCACCCCGAGCCTCACACCAGCAGGAGATTATCCCTATGAAGTCCGTTCGTATCTTACGTGTCGATCCCAACCGCAGGACGGTCGCGACGATGTTCCTTCGCGCCGTGAAAGATGCCACCCCACAGCTTCGCAAGCTGGTGCGAGCAAACGACATCGGCTCGCGCGAGATCATGCAGATCGACGGCAAGCCGCTGATGTGCATCGCCGGCCTGGCGGTTGATGAGTCGATGAAGGGTTGGCGCATGCGCGGCGGTGACGACACCGGCGGCGTGGCGGTGCTCACCGGGCGCAACGAAGCCAACGTGCTGATCGACGTGCCGATCTCGCGCGAGTGGATTCTATCCCGCCTAGAGTGGATGGACGGTGAGGACGTGGGCGAGCGCTCTGATCGCGCAGATGAGCTGATCCCCGCCCTCAACGACGATATCCGCGCCGCGCTCGATGAGGCGATCGTCCTGCCTGACGGCATCTGGATCTCGGCCGCGCACAAGGCGATCGTCGGTGAGGCGATGGTGACGCTCGGCCTGGGCACCGATCGCAGCGGTGGACAGTTGCTCACCCCGTTGGGCGAGGACGTCTTCGATAAGCTGCCGGGCACGCCCGTAGATGGTCCGGAGACACGCTGATGTCGGTTCGTGCAGTAGCGCCGCATTGGTTGCCCCGCAGGCACCTATATCGGCAAGCGAACGGATCAGAAGGGCATTGCGCCGGCCCGGGGTTCTGCCGGGAGTGCAATCGAGAGGCTGTGGAGGTTTATATGTCAGACGACACGAAGAATAAGATCCGGGCAGTGTTGGAAGAGCACATCGGACCGGCGGCAACGAAAGATATCGGCGATCAGGACAGCTTACGCGACGTCGGCAAGACGATCGAGTGGGTGAACGTGGTGATGGCGCTGGAAACAGAGTTCAGCGTGCCACTAGACGAGATGGTGGTTATGAAGTGCGACACCATCGACATGATCGCGCGCCTGATCGACACGATCGTCGCATCTGATCGCGCCCCCGGGCACTGATGCCGGCCTTCCGGCCTTGGAAACCCGAAACGTGCCACGACTGTCCAAGTCGGCACCCCTTCTTCAGTCACGACGGCATGGCCGGACCGTGGAGATGCCAGCAATGCCATGCCAAAGCGACGAAGAAGCCGGAGTTTCGAGGGCAGGGCATGCTACTGTAGACCCGCCACGGTGCACATGCGCCGAATGTCGTACTCTCGATCTGCTCCCGGACCACCTTCAGGGGTGGCCGGGGGCGTTCCAGATCCCACTTTTCCACGCGCGAATCGTGGCGAAACGGAGGAAGATCGTGGCCTTACCGCCCTTTGATGATCCGAAATTGGCCGAAGAATGTATGGCGCGCTGCGCCTACTTTGGTGAGCCGGCATGCTACAATGTCGAGCCCGGCTGCAAACCATGCTCCGATTGCCTGAAGGCATGCGGAATAACCGATATCGAGCCGTTCGACGAAGATGCGGCCATGGGGAGGCTGATATGACCGAGCGCACATGCAAAACATGCGAGTATGCAGTTCCCCGCTATGATGGATCTGGCCGGCGGTTCTGCAACGGTCCACACCGATATCGCTTCAGCGACGTGCGCGGCGGATACACCGATCCGACGAACTGCGAATACGAGCGCTGGAGTTTCTGGCGCTGGTTGGGATTTGATACGTGCGGGCCGAGCGGCCGATACTGGTTGAAGGCCGCTGTACGCATCCCGCCGAAGGTCTCTGCTCGCGATGAGTGAGCACAGATCATGGGGGTGCTGGGCGTGCGGCGATAAGAGCGCGCTGTGGCGCATGAACCGGACGGGCAAGGCGGGCATCTTCGCCTGCGCCAAGCATCTTGATCGCACGAAATGCGCGATCGACGGCTGCACCCGATCCTGCAAGCGCGAGGATGGCCGTCCGTGGGAATGGATCTGCTCCGTGCACTGGCGGCGCTATTGCCCGCCGCGCTCGCTTCGCCGCCGCGCCTACCTGGCGTTCTTCCGCAAGGCAAAGCGCTATGGCTGGAGTGAGCGTCTCTCCGCGCAATACTGGCGCTTCTGGGATACACTCACCCGCTCCGCCAACGTGATCGAGTCGGCCGGCTCAATCGACACGTCAGAAATCAACAAGATGTTTGGATGGAACGATGACACCTGAGAAATATGCCGCTGTGATCTCCAGCTTGTTGCGGACGGCGCGCTTGCGCTCGAGCAACGAAGCCGCGCTCCAGCTATCCCTCGAAGAGACCCTCACGGCGGCCAATATCGAATTCGAGCGTGAGAAGGCGATCGATAAGCGCGATCGTCCCGACTTCCTGCTCGCCGGCGGCGGCGTGGTGATCGAGGCGAAGGCCCGGTACGGCAAGAAGGCGATCTACCGGCAACTCTGCCGCTATGCCGAGCACGACTCGGTCTTTGCCATCATCCTCGTCACTGGAACGGCCATGGGCATGCCCGAAGAGATCAACGGCAAGCCAGTGCACGTCGTTTCGATCGGTTTGGGGACGCTCGGATGCTGAAAACCTACGGGAAGGTGCTGCTGGAGGTTGGGCGGAACGCAAGATGGCATATCAAGGATCTGTCACCGCACGTCGCGGTGGCGTTCAAGCGTCTGTTCCCCCGTGTCGATCAGTATGCGACCGAGTTCTTCATTAGCGACAGCGACGATGCCAGGGCCGATCTTTACTGGTTCATGAGCAGATATCCGCTCGAAACGGTGCACCTCGCGCGGCTGAAGGCCGGCGCCAACGCCGTCAGAGATCGAATCGCGCGTCGCGGCGAGATCTTGAGCCCCGATTGGAAGCCGGATGCGACCAAGGGCATCCGCGAGGGCGAGGCGCCGTACATCTACCAGAGCCAGGCGGCCACCATAGCCGTTGGACAGGGCGGGTTGCTGCTCGCCGACGACGTGGGCCTGGGCAAGACGGAAGGCGCGCTCACGGCGCTCGCCACCGGCGCCCCTATGCCCGCTGGCGTCGTGGTGCAGGCGCATCTCGCCTATCAGTGGCAGCAGCGGATCGAGAAGTTCACCACCTTTACCGCGCACGTCATCAACGGCACGACACCGTACTCCCTGCCGCCGGCCGACGTGTATATCTTCCGCTACACCAACATCGGCGGCTGGATCGACTTCCTGAAAAACGGATTACTGAAATCGGTAATTTACGACGAGATCCAGGAACTCCGGACCGGGACTGAGACGGCGAAAGGCCGGTGCTGCTCAATCGTCAGCGCGCAGTCGAAGTTCAAGATGGGGCTCACCGCCACCGCCACGTACAATTACGGCGATGAGATCCACACGGTGATGGAATTTCTCAATCCGGATCTGCTCGGCGAGCGGGAAGAGTTCCTACGCGAGTGGTGCTCTGCCGGCAGGATCGTGAAGCAGCCCGATGCGCTCGGCGAGTTCCTGAAGGAAACGGGATGGATGCTCCGACGCGACGAGAACGATCCAAACGTGCAGCAGTCGATGCCGAAGCCGAACATCATCCCGATCGAGGTCGACTGGAACGACAACGACGTAGAGGACGAGTCGGAGTTGATCCGCAAGCTGGCGATGCGCGTCATGGGCGGCAGCTTCCACGGTTCCGGCAGTGCGTCTCGCGAACTCGATATACGCATGCGCCAGATGACCGGGGTCGCCAAGGCGCGATCGGTGGCGGCCTATGTAAAGATGCTGCTTCAGGACAATGAGCGCGTGATCCTCACCGGCTGGCATCGCGAGGTCTATGCGATCTGGTACAAGGCGCTGGCACCCTATCGGCCGGTCTTTTACACCGGGACTGAGGACGGCGGGCGCAAGCAGATCTCCATCAACAACTTCACCGTTGGCCGCAGTCGCGTCTTCATCCTCTCCAACCGCTCCGGCGCCGGCATCGACGGCCTACAGCACTATTGCTGGGAGACGGTGGTGGGTGAGTTGGATTGGTCGCCGCAGATCCATAAGCAGATCATCGGCCGCACCCGCCGCCCCGGGCAAAAGCACCAGGTCAACGCGCACTTCCCTTACGTCACGCAAGGCTCCGATCCGGTGCTTATGGAGATCAACGCCATCAAGAGCGATCAGGCCCGCGGCATCCATGATCCGGGCATCGTGCAGGAGGCGCGGCTTACCGAAACCAGCCGAGTGAAGCGCCTGGCGCAGTATGTGCTCGATCAGGAAGCCCCGGAGGACACAGGATGCGCGATATGTGGCGGTCCGAGCACGGGACAGCCGCTCAACATCGTTCCGCTCGCACATGCCGACCGATATCAGGCCGGATCGGAGCGCGAGGCGCTATTCGGCCCCGAAAACATCTGGTTTCTGTGCCGATTGCACCAGGAAGAAGAGGCGCAGGCCGCTTAGACGGTGGCGATTGCCACCGAAACGACGTCTGTATCGCCATCGTCGAAGGTGGCGATACAGCGCACCAGCGCCTCTTGAGGCGTGCCCCCACGCACCCGAACCGACGCCAGCAGGCCATCCCACGTCGGATCTACCAGTTCCAAGCCGCCATCGGGCTGGAAAACCACCTTCACGATCGCCCGGCCTTCCGAAAAGTCAGTGAGATCGACGCCGTAGCGCCGTGACGTCTCCGGAGCACGATCAGGCCAGCGCAGTTCCATGATTGCCCCTCTCTTGGGTGTGACGATGCGCGTAGGCGTAGCAGGCGCATAGACGATGCGCGAGACAGCGGCCGGGCGGACGATGAAGTCGTCGTACGCCGGCGGCCGAGATGCCCCGACGTCGAACAGAGCCGCCAATCCGGCGAAACTGAAGATCCCAGGCTCGCCAGCCAGCCGGCGGCTGAGCAAAAGGCCCGCGCCTACCGATGCAAGGGCGAAAGCGGCCGCTCCAGCGCCGAATCGACGGTAACGGGGGAAGGAAGCGGGCTTTCCGCTGGTCGAAAAGATGCCGGAAGAGGCTAGAAAACGGTGTCCGAAGGCCAGATTTGCGGCCGATACGACCACGAGAAACGCCCCGGTGGACGCCATAAGGGACCGCGCGCCGATCTTTGTGAGCGCAACAGGCATACCGTTGAGGGCAAATGAGCCCTTGGAAGCCCCGATACTGCGGTTCAATCCGAGGTTTATAGCCTGCCCGACGAAGCTAAAATCGCTTTTTCCGGCTGGGAGAAGGTGCCCGGTAAGCAGATTTACGGCTTTGCCCAGGAGCGAATAGCTGCCCGGCGCTGCGGTAAGTAAGCGCGATCCTCGCAATACAACCTGGTTGCCTGTTAGCCCGTACGCGCCAGCCGAGATTGGCATGGCGTATCCGCGCAGCAGGTTGGCCCCGACACCTGATAGTTGGAACGCGCCCGTCTGCGCTGAGATCGTCGTTCCTGCCGATGCTCCAGTCGTCGGCGCGGCCGACTTATATGGGTGCGCATCCGGCAGCAGGGATTGCATACCCCACTTCCAAGCAAGATAGCCTTCAAGCTTCTGCCGATCGCTGTCCGACAGGATGTAGTTGAAGACGAGGCTTTCTTGGATGAAACCGGTGAGAAAGTACTTCTCAACCGCGCCGCGGCCGAAGGTAAAGCTGTAGGCTGTCGGTGTATTATACGACAGCGTGCCGGTTTCCATTGAACCGCCATCGATATAGCCGGTTACGGCACCGGCATTAAGACCGAAGACGTTTACGACACCTAGCGCGTCATTATTGAAGTTGCGTGCTGACGCAACTCCGCTGCCAAGAACTTCCCAGGTCGTCGTATAATAGGCATCAATGCCCCGGGTGGAGCCATTTACCTTGCCGCCATATTCCACGTAGCGGCCGCCACTGGCTTTGCCGACCACCGCCATCATCGACGGGGCGCTTGATCCTGTTGAGAGACCTGAAGAAGCGCCGTAACCCGCCGAAAGGATTTGGCCTCCGGCGAATTGCAACGCCGGAAGCCCGTTCAATCCCGTAGGCGAGTAGGTCGGTAAGCTGGTGGTGACGGTGCCGTTAGAAAAGGTTGTCTGCCAGCTTCCCTTGTTAGCGATCGAATTTACGTGCGAACCATCGGCGTTCATCACGATCGTCGACGCATCGGAGACGTCCACCCATACTACGGGCGGAACGGCTAGGCTGGCAGGCGTCCAGAGTGCCATTATTCGAGGCTGGTACGGCCGCCGAGTGCCCGGGCGATCAGCCCGCGCTCCTGATCGATGTCGAAGAGGCCGGCTTCAGCGGCGCGGATCTCGTCGTCGAGCGCCTCCATCTGCGTCTGCGCATTGACTGAAACTTCGTCGCGCTGCTCGCGCAGTGGTGTCGACTGTCCGAGGATCGAATCACGCTGCTCGCCAAGTTCGGCGAAGCGCGCGCGCAATGCTTCTGGTGTCATATCCATCGGTGCAGATCCTTACGAGAGGGTGAGGACGCCGTTGGCGTCGTCGAAGTCGGCCGTCAACGTCTCGCCCGACGCGAGAGTGAACGATGCGCCATAATCCCACCAGCCGATCAGGCCGCCGGACGTGGCGTTGTAGAGCACCGCGTAACGTGCCGGTCCGATCGATCCGCCCGACGCGCTGATGACGGTATCGGCGAGCGTCAGCTTGTAGATCCCGTTGGTTTGGGCCGACGAACTGACTGTCGTTTGCGGGCCGCCGGCAACATAGCCATTGCCTGCTGCGATTTCGGCGATATCAGCTTTCACCGCGTTGGTGCGTACCGGCAAGGTGTTAGTCAGCATCAAGCGCAGCGTATCCGATGCAAGGTTATGCTGCTTCTCGGCGACGGCCTTCACGAAGGCGTCGAATTTATTAAATGCGGCCACGGCAACGATCTCCATCAAGGGCTCGCCCGCAATTATCACATCGATTTGCCGTTGTCGTTTCGCATAATTCTCGAAAATCTCGATGTGACCAATTCAGCGGTCCACAACCGCTATGGCCGAAGGGGTCGGAAAGAAGGACCCGGACCCCGGGGGGGGTGCATATGTCCGCGCCCGCGCACCCGTACCTGTGCGCCCGCGTGCAAGGACTCGCGCGCCAATCTCCAGCCCGGCGCGAGCGCGCGCAGCGTGCTTCATTCGCAATATTTGCGAATTGTGTTGCAACCTCCGATCAACTGGCGCATTTAGACCATGCCAGCACCGGGAAGCCCGAGTCGCCACGGCAGAAACGAAGGAACTACGATGACACTCGACACCATCGACAGCACCGAACTAGCGCGCCGCTTCGCGCTCAACCCTTTTAACCTTGGCGGCATTGCCAACGCCCCACGCCTGAGCGCCCACGACTTCAGCGCCGCGTGCTTCGAGGCTCAAGGCCGCGCCGCCTATCCGCATGGCCGTAACCCTTACAACGCTGGCACCATGGCTAACACGCGTTGGGCGCGCGGTTGGCATCAGGCCGATGATGCCACGATCGCAAAGGAGGCTTGAGCGATGCGCCACTATTTCACCGATGCGATCGCCTACACCAAGCCGGAGCCGCATCATCGCCTTTGCCTTCAGTTTGACGCGGTGACACTTCAGCAACGCGGCAAAGACAATTTCGCTGTGCGCTACGGCAAGCAAGTTGATGCAGATGCTACATATGCGGAAGCGTGTGCACTGTTAGGCGCGGCCTTGATGCATCAAGCCGCATGTGGGGGCCTGTTAGACAATCGAGAGAAAGGCGAACGCTAAGGCGAAACGGGGCGCACGCCCCGTCCGCTAGGCTGGCATCCTAGCGCTGATGAGCCTGCCACGAATGAAAGAACACACGATGCCCGTATCCCTCGCCAAGTCGGTTGACCTGTCCAAGCGCACCGCACCCGCACCCGTGATCGTGTGCACCGTTGACATGGGCGCACGCCCCGCCCGCATCGATCGCAAGCGCGCACCTAGCGCCAAGGCTCGCACCGTGTCGCGCCGTACCGCACGCCGCATGAAGTTGACCGCCGCCTTCCTCGCGTTCGCCTTCCCTGCGGACCTCTCCGCCTTCGCTGCCCGCTGATCTGGAGCCGATACGATGTCTGATTTCACCACCCTTTCCGTTCCCGCAGATGCCACGCCAGCGGACAAGGTGCGCGCCGCGTGCAATGCGCTCGGCCTTACGATCCGCGCCGAGTTCGTGCCCTTTAGCAAGTCGCGCAATGCGAAGCCCCGCGACGGGCAGGACAAGCCGTGGCGTTCGCTGAACTGGAACATCACGCTTGAGCGCAACGGGCGCGACGTGATGACGACGGAATACAGCGCTGGCGAAGGCAATTGCCCCGCGTCCAAACTGCCAGCAACCGCGCTCCGCCGCGCGCAATATACCGATGCGACGGCGCGCCGGATGGCCGTAGACCATGAAATCGAAACCGGGCGGGAAGCGCGGTTTACCTTCGGCGGATACCTCAAGCAAAATGGTCCGCAGATACAGCCGGACGCGCCAAGCGTGATTATGTCGCTAGTGCTGGACTCGTCCGTGCTGGATGCTGGCAGCTTCGAGGATTGGGCGGCGGAATACGGTTACGATACCGATAGCCGTTCGGCGGAGCGCACCTATCAGGCGTGTTTAAAAACCGCGTTGAAGCTGCGCGCCGCGATTGGTGAAGTCGGGCTGGAATTGCTCCGCGCTGCCGGGGAGGATTTCTGATGGCTAAGAAATCCGGCTTCAATCTGTCGTTCGACGTTCGCAATGCGGCTTTTGACGACGGCAACCGGCCATACGAAGCCGCGCGCATCCTTCGCGAAATCGCCGATAAATTAGAGGCTCAAGCCTATGTGGGTGGCGGCCACGTCCGCGATGTGAACGGCAACACGATAGGCCATTGGGAGATGACACCAACCGCATAGGCGAAACGCTCCGCCACCGTGCGGGGCGTCCAACCGGATCGGGAACCGGTTGCTGATGAGCCAGCCCTAGAAACGAAGGATTGCACATGCGCTATTTTGTCACCGTCACGCGCGACACCACGGAAAGCACGGTTATCACCGTTGACGCCGCAAACATGACAGCCGCGCGCGACGTCGCGATTGAGAAGGCCCGGAACGAAGCTGGCGCCTATAATTGGGTTCCGGACGATTGCACCGGTGGCGATCCGTATTTGGCTGATCCCGATGAGAAATTGCAGACAGCGGACGACGACGCGGACGACGACGCTTGCGGGCAATGCGATGGCACCGGCACCACCGACGCAATGGGGCGCGTAGAGCAATGCCCGGTCTGCGACGGTACCGGCACCCTCCAGACCGGCGAAATCTGAACCATGCTCTACAACCTCGCCGCCGCCGCTCAATATGCCTTTTTCGCCTTTGCTGGAGCCGTCGCGATTTACGCGATCGTCCGCACAATCAAGGATGCCCGCTAATGCGCCTTTACCGCCTGATTGTGACAGAGCCGGCTCTGGGCGTAGTGAAGCGCGAGCGCTTCAACGCCGCTACCGATCTCGCCGCCGAACGCATCGCCGGGGATGCTTGGAACGCACCCTATTCGATCGCTGAACCGGGCCGCTATCGCCTGAAGCTGTACCGCAGCGGGGAACGCCGCCCGTTCCACACGATAGGCTAATTGCCGAAACGCCGCGCCTTGCGCGTGGCGTCCACCGGAACCGTCCACCCGGTGCTGATGAGGCAGGACACGAAACGAAGGAACGATGATGCTGAACCTGTTCGATCACACGCAAGGCTTGCCCTACACCGCTGAGAAGCCCCGCGCCGCCGATGCGCACGAAATCCGCGCCTATCTGGAATGGCTGGCGGCGGTGCGTGGCATCACGATCCCCGCTGATGCCCGCTTCTATACGGCAGGCATTTGGACGGGCACCGGGGAGGATGCGCGGTGCGTAATGGATATGCCCGGCTATGGCGTCACCGATACGGGCACGATGGAAACGCTAGACGAGGATGGCGAAGTGATCCGCAAGGTTCCGCTCGCCACCGACAAAAAGGGCAAGCTAGTGCTTACCGCTGCACAGATTGCCACCGCCTGCGCATTGCCCAAGGTTCGCAAAGCCCGAAAGGCCGCTGCAAAGCCCGTAGAGCGCGCCGAACCGGTTTCGACTACGTCCGCACCATCCGACGACGTTGTGGCGCTGCTGGCGCGCGTGGCGGCGCTGGAATCGGCAATGCGCACCGTTGGGCTTGCTGTCACCACCGCGAAGCCGGTTGCAGCTAACGACGATGCCGCGCCGCCGCGCCGCACTGAGCGCGAGCGCGCCGCCATCCTGCGGGCGTGGCGTATGCGGCGCGAGATGCGCGAGCGGGCGGACCTAGACCGGCGCGCGCTTGAGGCGGCGAACGTCTGGGCGCGCGCTGAAGTGGCGCGAGTTGGCGAAGCACTGGAACAAGCCGCCAATGCCCGCACCGCCGCCACCGCCTACAAATCGGAGATGGAAGCCGCATGCATCCGCGCCGATCGCACTGAAGCCGATTTGCGTGGGGCGCGTGCTGAAGCGGCGGCGCTGGTGCGCAAGCTGGAGCAATCCCGCTCTGCCACCGTCACGCGGCGCGCGCTGCCTATTCCCATGCCTGTCGCCACCGCGCTCCCCCGCGTGCTTGTGGGAGCGACACGATGATCCGCCGCCCCAAGGGTCTCGACCATGACTCGCACATGGTTCTCAACGTCTATGAATGTGATTGCGGCAATAGCTGGGAAGATACCTGGGATTGCGGTTGCGATGACGAGTGCGGGGAATGTGGCGCGGATGTCTCCCCATCTTCTAGCGAGGATGATCCAGATTGCGACTGCGCGGATTGCCGTAACAAGCTTGTGCATCATTCTTCGCGGGCATGGTCGCGCGATGCTGACGGCTGGTGGTGCCGCCCGTTCTATCGCAAGGATGCGATAACGCTGGCGTTCTGCAATGACAGTCACGTCTTCAAGATGGATGGCCGGCTTTACTGCCGCAACGCGAAACAGAAACGCGTTCTTGATAACGGGCGCCCCGTACGATGAGCGCGGAACGCATCGACGCCGCCGCCCGCCGCCTGATCCGCGCCGCGAAAGAGATGCTTGACGCATACGGCGGAGACACTCCCGATTGGCTCCAGTCTGAGGCGATGCGGCTGGATGCCGCCGTCGATGAGATGGACGAAGCACTCAACACGAAGGAAGCACGATGAACCCGAACGATATTGATCTGACCAACGCACAGCTTGCCGCCACCGCTACCAGTGAAGGCGACGGGCGCGAACGGTTCACCGTGCTGAACGTGTGGTACGTGCCCGACCATTCCCGCCCGTGGGTTGCTGAAGCGCTGGGCGTGTCCACGCTGCCCGGTGAGGTGACAAAGACGCGGCGGCTGGCGTCGGCATCGCTTGAGCGGGCAATGCGCTTGCTCGACGATAGCGATCTGGGCGTGATCGTGAAGGAAGGCGCGCGCGAGTGGGCACAGGAGCATGGGGCTCCGGTCCTGCCGCGCGGTGGGCTGTCCGCCGCGTGCGATCGCGAGGCACTGGCATTGCTCTTCGGCGTTGGGATCGAGGCGGTGTCTATCAGCGCCGCCGCCGTGGCGTTCAACATGGGCGAGTCCACCTTGCGCATGTCGATGAAGGATGGGCGCGATATCCGCGTGCCGCTCCGCCGCCTGCTGCCCTATCTCGACCGCGCCGCCTTCCGCCGCGACTTCGGTGCGGAGGTGTCCCGTGGATGAGATGGTTTTTGAGATCGAAACCGGTGGCGGTGTAGTCATCTCGATCGAGCACCCATTCGGCGGGGCTGTAACCACTTACAAAGCGAGTGCGCCAGCCGCCCCGGAATACGTGGTTGCCCGCCGCAAGATGCTCATCGCCGCCGCTAAAGTTCTCGATGCCGCCACCGCCGTAGAACTGAACTGGTTGCTCGACGTGAAATTGGAGAACGCCCGTGCTTAACTGGAGCCGCCTTGTGGGCCTGATCGCGCCCGACAACCGCAGCGCTGTGGAAGCCGCGCCGCCGCCGCAACCCATCCGCGTTATCCCAGGCGGACCCAACGCACCCGAACTGTGCATGCTGAGCGTGGAGTGGGATGGTCTCGACGCCGCCGTGCTCGCTGAACAGGAGTCCGGCGTTCCCGACGTGTGGCTGGCACAGGTCAAAATGGATGGCATCAACGCGATCTACATCGATGGCTGCATCGTCGGCGGCCGTGAGGGGGCACCGCTCGATTGCGCTCTGCAATGCCAGCCCGGCTTGGCTCGGCTGGAGAAGGCGCTGGGCGAGCCTTACGTCTTCTTTGGCGAGTATGTCGCCAAGGATGGCTTCAACGCCACGCTGTCCGAGAACCGCAAGCGCGTCGGTGATGGCGTGTTCTGGATCTATGACGCCGTGCCCTTCCGTGAGTGGGCCACCGGGCGGGATTACGCCACCGCGATCGAACTGCGCCTGACGCTGCTGCGCGATGCGTTCCAGCAAGCCGACACCGGCGCGTTCGTCGGCTTCCTCAACTTCTGGATGCTCAACGCCGCCGAGATGCGCGCCAAGGCGCACGAGGTGTGGGCCGCCGGTTATGAGGGGCTGGTGAAGAAGCGCGTGGGCTCGCCGTTTGTGCGCCGCCGCTCGCAGGACTGGCACAAGGTCAAGCAGCGCTTCAGCGCGCCGTGCGCAGTGATCGACACCATCCACAAGAACGGCAAGCTGCACCGTGTGATCGTGCGCGGGCCGGAGCCATCCGGTTCCAAGCCGATCACGCTCGCCGGCGGCTGGAGCGATGCTGAAGCCGAGTCGATCGACATCGGCATGGCTGAAGGCTCGCAAGGCCGCATCGTGAAGGTTGAGTTTGAACTGACTGTTTCCACCCCGCGCACCGTGCGTGCGCCTAAGTTCAAAGGATTGCTGGCATGAGCAAGGTTTCTGGTCTCGCCGCCGACGGCGCTGCATGGTGGTCGCTCTTCATGATCGTGCTGTTCTGCTCGCTCCCGCTGATCGCGCACCCGCTCATCAACGCGCTGGCGTGGCTGCTCGATGGTCTCGACAGCTTCGGCGCGGGGTGGTGGTGATGAGCCTCGCAACCGATCCCCGCTTTTGGCCGTCCGTCCGCCGAATCCTGCGCTACCGACAGGATCTGCGCGACGCGCGGCGTGACGGCTTCGTGGAGGTGCGAGCGTTCGCGCCCCTGCCATGGCTGTCTCCGAGTAGCGGCAACCGCATCATCGCTACCCGCGTGAACCGCGATGGCACCGCGCTCTTCGTCAAAGTTGAAAGGATAGTTTGATGACGATGCCCATTCACATCGTCCGCGATATCGGCAACAAATGCAGTGACGACGTCGCTGCTGCCATCTCCCGCAACATGCATCTGGTGGACACACCGAAGGACGCCAGCAGCGTAGCATTTTTCGGGGCTGCATCAGCATTGGGCGCGGCATCCGGGGCGTTCCTGGCGACACAGCCGATGAACGGGGGTGGCATGCCCGCCGATGTGCTGGCGGCGGCGCTGTGGAGCATCCTTCAGCCGATGGTTGTGGGCAGCATCGAGCGCATACAGGAGAGGAAAGCGTAATGGATCACATCCCAAGCAATAAATCAGCCAGCTTCGTTGATACGAGCGCCGACGATTATATGCCGCGCGCGCACTTCGCGCCGCATACGACGCACGACGAAGGCGGCTTTCACATCGTGCACCCTGCGGGCTCTCTGAAGATCGGGACGTTGCACGATCGCGATAACGATCGCCCGGTGCCGATCATCCGCGTGGATCACGTCGGCGGCCCCACCTCGCTTCTGTTCGTCCCCAACGCGCAGGAGATGCGCCTGTTCGCCACCGCCATGACACAGATGGCCGACGAGATGGAAGCCGAAGCCGCCGATCTGCTCGCTGGTGCACTCAAGCGGAAGCCGGGCGCATGAAGTGGGAGCAGGCCACCTTCCTAGCGTTCGGTGTGGCGGTGCTGGTGGCGGGCATAGCCGGCATGATCGGCTGCTTCGTCTACCACCGCAGCGCATCTCTGTTCGGCTGCGCCTGTATGGTGATGGCCGGGGTAATCTTCATCGACGGGGCTCTGGGAGGTCCGGGTGCATGAGCGATCATAAAGAGATCATCGGCATTGACGAGCATCGTTACGTCGACACCTATCTGCGCAGCTATCCGGTCAAGGTTATGCAGCCGCGCGCGATGGTGATGCTCAACGTCGACAGCGGGGGACCGCCCGCGCCACCGCTTGAGCCTAATCGCATTGTGCGCACCGAACGCATCCTGCGCCTGCTCACGCTGCTGCAATCGAGCGATCCGCGGCAGCGGAAACGCGGGACTCGGTTGGCGACCGATGCGCTGAAGAGGAAAAAGTAATGGAAGATTTCCAACGCGAATTTCTCGCCGCGATCGCAGCCAGCTTGGCCGATCACGGCGAGGTAGTGATCGGACTCGATCCCGCCTCCGGCCTTGACCAAGCGGCGATCATCGACTTGCATCGCACCATTATAGAGGGGGCGGGGCCGGAATACGTGCTGGTGCGTCACGACGTGCTCGATAGGATAGACGAACTCCACGCAATGCACCTTGCACCGCCACCGTCGCGATATCGCGACTATCTTAAACACGATCCTACGAAGTCACACCGCCGCCGGCGGAACCGGCGCTAATCGAAAGGCCACCGATATGAACCAGACAATCCCACCCACCCTTGGCGCCGGCGACACGATCGCGCTCGAATTCATGGATGTTCCCGTCAACATCGGGAAAGCGCGATCGCGCGCTGCTTGCGTGGCTATCACCGCCAGCCCCAACTCGCCGATCGGCCCTAAGGTTGTGCTGTCGGTCAATGCGGCCGCGCCGGGGGAGGATCGGGCGCGCGCGCACGTGGCGCATCTGAGCGCGGAGGAAGCGATATGGCTCGCAGGCCGCTTGCTGTCCGCCGTTGCCGACCTGAGTGATCCACTATGAGGGGCGACGATCGCGTTTCGCGCATGGCCGCCGTGCTGGTGATGGCCGCCGGCGGGAAGATCAGCATCGATCTGGATCTGATCGCCAACGCGCGCTTCATCCGCCTGCACCAGACGGACGATCCGCGCACCAACAAGGTGCACTACACCGCAACCTACGATCGCGAAGGGCAAGGCCCGATCGTCGATAACGACGACGTGGTGATCGAGCACATGAAGATCCTGCCGAGCAACAAGGGGAGCCACACCCGATGACGCGCCACCGCACACAATTCGTCCGCGAGGGCTCCGGCTACAACTTCAACGGGCCGAAGGCGCGCGCGCTGAAGGGCAAGCTGTCTCTCGTTACCGCGCAGAACGCGAAGCGGGTGCCGTGCTCGATCTGCGGCATCGGCATCCTGCCTGGCGCCATGCAGGCGCACACCGAAACCGTGCATGGAGATGACCAGTGAGCGACAAGCGGCCGATTGACACGTCAACCCTTGGTCCGATCAGGCTGGGGCAGCCGAACGCGATGGACAAAGCCCGAGAACTCTACGCCAGAGCGCTGGAAGATGCAGGTTGCGGCGGGTCGGCGTTTATCCGCAAAGGGCACGGCAACATCTGGGTTGATCCTGCCTTAGCTGTGATCGCCACCCTGCTCAAGCAGGCGGAGGCCGCACCGGGAGTGGTGGAGGCGGTCAAGGCCGAGATCGAGCGACAGTGCAGCATCGGCGCGGGAACGTGTCAGCGTGATTCGGAAACAGGGCTGATCGAAGTTCACGCGGACATAGACGCCAACGGGTTTGCAGCCGCTATGACCGAAGCCCTCGCCCGCCAGCATGGGGCGCAGGAACAGTGAAGCGCATATTCTACGGGCTGGTGTGCGTGCAGGTATCTGCCCCCGGCAAGATTGACCAGCATAACGAGTGCTGGTTTGACGTTGCGTCCTCAAAGGATGAAGCGCTCGGCAGGTGGTCGAAACTGGCGCTGGCAAAGCACTCAGGCGGTGTGATCGCTTGGATGGACGCCTACGACATTACGGACGCGGCGCGATCCGCTATTTCTATGATCGCCGCCGCCCCGGCAACCGATGCGGGGGAGGGGAACTGACATGCAATATCCCACAAAGCGCCTGGATGTTTGGAAGGTAGTGCTCATCGTCTCGATAAACGCCGCTCTATGCTCCTGCATCGTGATCGGCGCCTTGCGTGTTTTCACATAACAATGGATAGGTGCGGGGCGTATCGGTGGCCCCTGCACTCCTTGGAGCGTAGGTCGACACGCAAAGGGAAGGCCCGGTGGATCACTCCGCCGGGCCTTCTTCGTTTCAGCAGTGGTGCAGATCAGCCGCGGAGATGCGCCGCCGTCGATTCCACATGCGCCGTCACCTTCGCTTCGATCGCATCACGCTCCTGTGCCAGCGGCACCGGGATCTTGCCGTCGAACAGATCCTTGGCATGGTCAATCGTCTCCACGATCTTCGAGCCAAGCGCGATCGCCTCAGGGGCACCGTGTCCGATGATCGGCGCGGCGGCTTGCGCCAGGTCGAGCAGGCTGTCGAGCAGCCCCATCTTCGGGTTTCCCATGTCAGTTCCCCTTCAGGGTGCCGAGCGCGGAACGGGCGCCGGCGAGTGCCGCCTTCGCCTGCTCTAGTGCTGCTCGGTAGTTTTCGGCCTGTCCCGCGCGTTGCGCCTGGCTGGCGATGCGCAGCCATTTGGAGGAACCCTCCAAGGCGTCGGCAAGACGTTTGGCGCCCACGGTGCCGGCAACGCTTGGCTTGGCCGCAAGCAATGCGTCGGCCGCGTAGGCAGCGGTGTCGAGCGCGTCATAGGCGACGGCGATCGCGGCGTCGTCGATCGTGGTCGATGCGAGCGGCGACACCGTGGAGATCGGCGGTAGCGTGGCGTCTGCGACGGCGGCCACAACCGATTCGCTGGTGGTGAGTGGAGGTGTCTGCTGACCGGCAGACGATGCGGCCGGCGAGGAACCCGGGCTGGCGACCCCGCCGGTTGGGCCGCAAGAGGATAAGCAGGCCGCCGCGGCGAGGCACAGCCATCCCCCGATATTGAATTGTCTCACGGATCTTCTCCGAAGCGCCGGGCGATTCGCCGGCAGCGCCATCATGCGCGCCGCCGGCGATGCGCACCAGCCTACTTCAGATAGGTCCCCGCGCGCGCCGTGTACTTCACGCGATCAGGCATGCCGTTCGGAGTGCCCGACACCACCGGGTTGCCCATGTTGATGCCGCGCGAGACGGCCATGAGATCGTCGGTGTCGGCGTAACGGTTGAGGCTCTTCATCGTCCAGTAACGCGCCATGATGCGCTGGCTGATGCGAGGATCTGCCGCCAGGTCCGGGTTGCCATGCAGATCGATCTTCAGAGCAGTGCCGATATCAACGTAGTTGCCGCCGAACGTCACCATCGTCATGCCGCGCCCGCGATAGCGCCAGCCATCGCCGCTCGCTTCGTCACCATTGCCGTAGCGACTGGCATAGACGTGGTTGGCGATCATCTCCGGATTGCGGGCATGCTTGCGAGCGAGATCGGTGGGCTTGCCGTCCTTGGACGTCGGCTTGCCATTGCTGCTGTAACCACGCGTCGGAAAGGTGTCGCACAGCCCGGTGACGCTGTAGTTGAGGTTCTCGACAAACTTCCGGAAGCCACCGGTCTCGGCAGCAGCTTGCCCGACGTAGTGGATCATGCGCAGCGGCGTGATGATGCCGGCATCCGGCCACGCATCGAGCGCACCGTCTGCCAGCGCCAAGGCGACATCGCCCAAGTCGCCGCCGGACACCGCAGAGAAGAGCGCGGCGAACGTCTGTCGGCCGCCGAGCCCGTCTATGCCATGCGTGTCAAAGCCCGCCGTGGTAAGCCGTTGCTGCACCGTCTTATCGATCGCGATCACCATGGCCGCGCCTTACTTCGAGGGAGCGGGCGGCGGTGAGCCGAGCGCGTCGCCGGGGATGTGCGGAGTGGTGTCTGCCGCCGGCGCCACTGGAGGGGCGACTGCCGCCGCGTTTCGATCAGCGGTGTCCGTCGGGTTTCGCCACCGACCATCGATATATGCCCACCCCTTACTCTCTGCGAAGGGGCGGAATCCGTGGTCATTTTCCGGGTCGGAGGCCGCAGCCTTTCCGTATTCAGCGTATAGATCAAGGAAATCGGCATCGTTGTCCGCCGCCGGTCGCGAAGCGTCTACTCGAATATGATCTGCTTCCCCGAGTAGCAGCGGGGCAAGCAAGATCTTATTACCCGGCGCCATGACCGGGATGCGAGGCTCTGGTGCGGGTGGCGCAACAGGCGGCATCGGAGGCGACTGTATCGGAGCAAGCCCAAGCGTTCCGATTGCGTCCGCGCCAACAAGGCGCGTTGTCGTTTCGCGCGCGCGCGTAGGAGCGGGATCGTTGACCGCCGCCGCGACCTCGCTTTTCAGCATCGCCAGCTTGTTCGGCACCGCTCCGGTGAGTTCGATGTCGCGGACCTTCTTGAACCACGACTTCACCGTGCGCCACACGATCCAGAAGACAGGTGCGAGCATCGTGCCGACGGTGGTGAGCCAGCCGATCGTGTCGTCACGCATGAGCAGCGCGCGGATTGCGTTGAGATCGTGTGCCGACGCCAGGCGCATGAGCGCACCGAACAGGGTGACGCCGAAGAAGATCAGGCTGAAGATGGTAGTGAGCGCGGCGGTACGCGGGCTATCCCCCACAACATACTTGGGTGTCGTCGAGTCGGTAGGTGTTGGCATGGTGGCCTCCTGCTATTGGAGGCCAAGCCTTACTAGCTTTTCGGCGCGTCGTCAGTCGGGCCAATGCTTTTTACCAAGCCGCTGCGCACGGCATCCCAGATCGTCACGAAGAACTTGGAGCGCATAACGCTCACCGTGCCTGCGCCGGCCGCGCCGAAGCTGCCGCCGACCCAGAACGAATTGCCCGGCCCCACCTGGTGATCGATGATGAACGTCGCCGTCCCAAGCACAGCGATGCCAGTGACAGCGAGGTTATAGCTGAGCAGCTTGTTCTTATCGCTCGCGCCGACGATCACCCGCACCAGCAGCGCGGTAAGCACACCGACACCCACCGCGAAGATCGGGACCGGGCCGATGAATGGAATGTCTGTGGGGGCGACGGTGTGGAGGGGAACCGCAGGGGCGGCAGCAGCGCCCATGGTCGCTGCGCCTACGATTGTCGACGCAACCCCGTAAATCTTCGCCCCGATCATGCTACCACCGCTTCCCCAGCGCGATGAGGGTAGAGATCACAAACACAAGCGCGATCACTTTCACCAACTTCGCTACCCTTGCGCGGGGCAACAGCGGAGGCAAGGCGCCGCCGCCGCTCTCGCGGGCTATGCGCACCATACTCATGCAGACGGACGGATAGAAGATAAATACTAGCGACATCCACGTCATAGCCGGAATGACTGCGAGCGCGTCGCACCACCGCTTCAGCACTAGGATGTTGCTCGCAAGCGTGATGTTCTCGTGCCACGTAATCATCATCGCCGCTTCAGGCGCAGAGCGCAGGAACGCCGATAGGCCGCAGCAAAAGAAGATCACTCGCATGGCGAAGAGGGGTTCATAGGGGAAGGCTTCGCGCCTGCCATGCACGATCTCTTTCGCCATCCAGGACGTCACCATGCCGCCGACGATCGAGATGCACATCAGCGCGAACAAGGCGAGCTGGTAGCGAATGGTCGAACCATCGAAGCTTGCCGGATACGGGCTAGGAACGCCCGCGACCATAGCTTTGGGGAGGTTGTGCAACATCACTTCCGCACTGTCCGATCGATCATGCGCAGCGCCAGGTCGAAATCGGGGTTCGGGCCTTCTTCATTGCGTACCTTTTCAACGCTCGCGATCCAGTCTCGATACGCCTTGCGGGGATTGAGACGTGATGCAAGCACATCGGTAATTGTACGGATAGCCATCTGACGTTCCTCCGACCGGCGCGCGGGATAAGAACCGTTCACCGCAGATACGCCTAACGCGCCGGCAGCGCCATAGATCAGATGATGGAGTTGACCGTGAAGCTGCGCGTGTATCGCGGGCTGGTCGCGTTGACGATGCGGCCGCCGGTGAGTTCACCGTACAGGATGCGATCGTGCAGGAAGCCGCCGGCCTTGGTGTTGGGAATGACCAGCACGGGCTCGCCTTCGTAGCGCCACAGATCGCCGTAGATCGTTTCGTATTGCGCTTCGGTTAGCATTTGCAACTCGAAGTCGACCTTGCGCATCGGCAAGCCCTTCACCCTGTCTACGATGCCGCTGCGCTTGCGATCGCTGGTGGTGAGCGGAGCCGGTGATTCGGTCTTTTCGACGGCATGGTTCTTCGACACCCGGTTGAGCCCGATGATTAGCGAACCGATCTGGAGGATGTTGCCGGTGCATGCAGGCGCGCTGATGACGATACGCACCCAATTGGAGTTCCGCACCACCGGCAAGCGCGCGAGGGTGTGATACCCGGGGCGGCCGGGCAGGTTGAGGCTGGCACGCGCCGGCGTCGCGAAGGTGAAGTCGCCACCTGAGTCCGACAGCGCTTGCGTCGAGCCGCCGGTGACGGTGACGGTGACGCCTTCCGGGATGTTGTGGTTGAGCAGTGCCACCGTGTCGAACGGCTGTCCCGCCATGCGAAGATAGATCGCATAGTCACCGTTGGAATTGGGCGTTCCGCGCCATGCGACGGGGGCATCGCGGAAGAGGTTGCTGACCGGGAAGCCAGCGACGTCGCCGGTGGTGATGATCTGCGCGGCGGTAAGCGGCGTCACCAGCGCGGCCGGCTCTATCATCACGGCCGCCGGCGCCACCGCCTGCGCGAGACCATCGGCGGTGCGGAAGATTTCGGTGTTGCCCCAATCGTCGACAACGCCAGCCGACGACCGATTGCGGGTTCGCACCCAATATGTCGTGCGCTGATTGAGCCCGCCGAACTGGATGTTGCTCGCGCGCGCCGCCGAAAAGATCGGGCACACACAGAACTGGAAATCCGGCCGCGTGGAAACCTGCACGTCGATCGTGCCGTTCGCCCCGGTGTCCGACATATTAAGCTGAGCGCTGGTGGTGGTGACGGCGCTGACGCTGGAGATCGTCGTCGTCATTTAAGCACCTCTACGCTGAAGCGATCCGTACCCATATCATAGGCGTAGGCGCGGGTGCGAAGCGGCTCATCCTGATTGTGGCTGGCATCAACCACGCGAAAGCGAGGGACAGCCGGGGTGATCGAAATCGAGCCGCCGATATCGAGCGCCTCTTCTACCTCGATGCCCAGGTGCGAGGGGTTGGTCTGCGCGAGGTACGAGAACCGTTCGTCGAGCACGGTCTGTCCGTCCGACGCATTGTCGTAGAACATCTCGATCTCAGTGGCCGCGCCGGTGCGTGCATCGATGAACGCGCCCGCGATGCCCGCCGACACGGACGGATCGGTCGGCGAGGTGATGACCACCCCGTCGACCGTGAACTGTGCAATGTCGGCTGGCGTCGCGGGCATCTCTTATTCCTGCGTCGGCGCGGCGGGCTCTTCCACCGGCGTCACCACTGGCTCTTCGATCAGCATGCCCGGCGCGGGATCGGGCTCGGCCGGTGCCGTCTTGATCTCGCCCATGTCCTTCCGGAGATTGGCGATGATCGCGGCACCGCGGCCGTTCTCCTGGAGGCCATGAAAGCCGTTGACGTTTGCGAAGCCGATGAGACCGGTCGCGAGATCCTTGGCGGCATCCGACATCTTCTCGCGGTTCGCGTAGATGAACTCGCCGACGCTGACGATCTGGTCGACCGGGCTTGGGCTGTCGCACAGCTTCTCAAACCGCTCGCGGAAATTATCCGGGATATCGGCGTCGTTCTGGATCTGGAATTTTGTGATCGCACGACGGGCTGTCGTGAAGTCCTCGAAGGTCTGCATGGTCTTTCTCCTGCGGTTCGGTGGTCGACGGCATCGACATAGCGCCTGATGCCGCCGAGGGGCAATGTCAGCGACGCTTTTCCTCTACCGCCAAAATACCCGACGAGATCGTGAACCCGTTGCTTCCCTTGCCGGTCTGCGACGTAAAGCGGATCTGGAAGTTCCACGTTCCGGCCGGCGGCGTAACGTACCAGACGATCACGTTGGGCGGGCCACCTTGTGTCACGGCCATATTGTATTGCCGGCTTACGCTCTGTGCGTTCCCGGAGCCGTCGACCACATACAACTGCACCAAGCATAGGTTGGTACCTTGTCCGGTGCGATAGCTGTCGAAGACAGCCTCCACGCGCACTCGCGCGCCGATCGTCCCGACCTGCACGTTTGATGAGGTGAAGCCCGGGTTGCCATCGGTATCGACCGATCCGTTGAAGCTGCCGCTATTGAAGTTCGATACGGCAGTGCCAGCGATATCTCCGGTATCAACGCCGCTCTTGGTGGCAAGCGTTCCCTGCCCGGTGACAGCGGAAGCCACGCCGAGCGACGTGATCGCCAGAGCCTCGGTGACGATGCTCTGGCCGTCCTGCCGCGTGATGCTGTAGTTGAGGCTGAAGGCGCTGAACTGGAAGAACTGTGCCACCGTCGATTGCGTGATCGTGCCGGCGGTTGCGAACTTCCCCTGCCCCGCGATCGCCGCCGCCGTGCGAGTTTCCGTCACGTTGGACCCTGCCTCGCCGGGGCGAAGATTGTTCATATACGTGCCGTCGTCGTAGGTCGCGCCGGTCGTGGCTTCGTCGCTAAACCTTGTACGCGCACCTGTCTGTGCGACTTTCAGCCTGCGCGCGGCCGCATTATTATTTGTGGTGTTGGCGTCTAAGTAAACACGAACACGAGCACGCGTAGTGTTTGCAGGCGAAACGAACCCCTGCCCGTACTGTGTCCAGCCAGTTCCATTGACCGGCGTGAGACGTGCAAGAGTACTTATCGGGGTATTGCCGTTCCAGAACTCAATATCGCAACCCATTGCGCCAGCCGTAATGCCGCCAGCAAAGAGTTCGGCTTGAAGGTAGCCGCCGACGTTCGGAGCCCACGAAAAGAAATCACTTACTGTCGTTGTCGGCGATGAAGAGCTTTGCCCCGTTCCGATAAGCGGACCATCGCCAGCCCCACCGCCCGACCAAAACCATTTAGGATCAATGATCCAGCGCGCGGCCCGTAGCGTTAGCGCTCCATCATAAAGAACATTTGCGGTATCATCTGTTAGCCTTGAAACCGGGACAGATGTTGTGGCGAAGGGGCTCTGTCCGCTGATCGCTGAAGCGACGCGGCTTTCGGTAACATTCGACCCAGCCTCCTGCGGCTTGAGCGATTGCACCGACTGATAGTAGCCGAGTGACTGGCTTCCATACTGGATCGCGCTTGCACTGAAGTAGTTGCCATCGCCATTGTCGAGCGGGGCGAAGCGCCCGGTCGCCTGGAAGAGCGAGGTGTTCGTCAAGTTGGCTTGGCTGATCGTCGCAAACGATCCCTGCCCCGCGATGCCCGCAGCAGTGCGTCCTTCCGTGACGTTCGCACCCGCCTCGCCCGGCCGCAGATTATTCATGTAGGTGCCGTCGTCGTAGGCGGCACCGACCGTCGCCTCATCGCTGAACTTGGTGAACACGCTTGCCTGTGACACCTTGACGCGGCGCACGGCCGAGTTCGTGTTGGTGGTGTTGGCGTTGTGATAAACGCGCACCCGCAGCTTCACAGTGTTTGCCGGGGCTGTGAAGGGTGCACCATATTGTGCCCAGCCCACACCGTTAGGCGTCACTAGCGTACCGCCATAGGTTCCGAGCGATGCATTTGCAGTCCAGAATTCTACGTCCGCAGCCATGCCGCCGGCGGTAACGCCGCCAGTGAACATCTCGGCCTGGAGATAGCCGGTGACACCAGGGGACCAAGTGATGAAGTCGCTGTAATTGGCTGTCGCAGCGCTGCTGCTGGTGCCCTTCTGTATAAACGGACCATCGCCGCCGCCGCCCGGGCTCCACCCCCAACCAGCGCCAATTACCCAACGCGCGGCTTTCAACGACAGCCCGCCGTCATAGACAAGGTTGGCGCTGTCATCTGTCAAACGCGCTGTTGGCAATGGGCTGGTGGCAAAGGCGCCCTGATTAGCAATCGCAGATGCCGTGCCCTGGATCGTCTTATAGTTTGCGTTGGTCGCTGGCACGCCCGCGGACTCGAGCATGTACGGGCCACCAAATGTCAGGCTCGCCAAGCTGCTGAGCGAGCCGAAGCCCGTGAGATATTGAGACCCGTTGGCGAGGCTGCTGAGCGTCGCGAGCGAACCTTGTCCCGCGATGCCGGCGGCGGTTCGGCCCTCTGTCCGGTTGGAGTTCACTTCCCCCGGCTTCAGCGCGTTCATATACGTGCCGTCGTCGTAGGCGGCACCGACAGTTGCTTCGTCCGTGAATTTCGTGCGCAGGTTGGAGTTGCTCACCTTGATCCGGCGGATCGCGCTGTTGGTATTGGCCGCATCGCTGGAGTGATAGAAGCGCACGCGAGCGCGGGTGGTGTTGGCCGGCGAGGTGAACGTCGAACCATATTCAGCCCAGCCGACACCATTGACAGCGGTTACGATTGCACCTCCGTTGCCGGAGATCTGCGTCGAGCCGTTCCAGAACTCCATGTCACAGCCAAACGTACCCGCCGTCATGCCGCCGGCGAACATTTCAGTTTGCAGATAACCGGGAACGCCCGCCGTCCAGGTAAAAAAATCGGTGTACGTGACGCTTAAACCGCCGGTGGCTCGCCCGATATACGGACCATCACCGCCCCCACCGATCGTCCAGTTCCAGCCTGCGCCAAACGTGTACCGCGCGCCCTGAAGAGTCATGCCACCGTCGTAGACGAGGTTTGCGCTTTCGTTGACGAGGCGGCCGGTGGGGATCGTCGTCGTCGCCCAGGGTGATTGCCCGGTGATGCCCGACGAGATCCCGAGCAGCGTCTTGAAATTGTTGAGCGTGGCCTGCGCGCCGCCACTCGCTTCGAGCAGGAAGTTACTGCCGAAGTTGAGCGCGCTGAGTGGCGACAGCGCACCGAAGCCGGTGAGCAGGTTGCTGCCGTAGGCCGCGCTGCTGAGCGTGGCGAACGCGCCCTGGCTGGTGATGGCGGACGCGATGCCCTGGATCGTTTTGAAGTTGGGCAGCGTAGCGATCGCGCCGCCGTTCGACTCCGTGAACAGACTGTTGCCGAAGAACAGGGAGCCGAGCAGGCCAAGCGCACCACCGCCCAAACCGCCGAACGTAACCTGTCCGCCGCCGCCACCTTGGAACGTGCCGTTCGCCAGAACTTTCAGAAACGAATTGAAGATGTCGCTGTCGGCCGCGGTCGCGCCCCGGCCCTGATTGGTGATCGCCGCCGCCGTGTTGTTGGCGGTCGGATCTGCGCCCACCTGGCGCGGCTGCAATGCCTGGATCGGCGTGCCATCCTGATAGGTGAAGTCGCTCGCCGTCTTGGGCGGCTGGCGGCGGAACCACCATGCGTCCTGCACATAGCCGTTCGCATCCGGTGCAGCGGTCGACGGCGGGGCGTGGCCCGATGCCGGCGTAGCGTTCTGATAAAGCCACTGCGATCCGTCGGACAGCCACACAAGGTTGCCAGCGCGATAGACCGTCGTGTTGTTGAAGACGCCCTGGTCTACCAGCGTATCGACATAATTGACCTGATCGTCGGTGAGCACGGATGCGGGGCGGCCGGCGCGCGCTTTCAGCAGATAGTAGGGCGGCTCATTGTCGTACCATGCCCAATTGAGCACGCGCGGCTCGATCGAACCGGACCGGTCGAGCGTGCCGACGATCGCGCCACCGACCGCGCGCGTCACTGTCACCATGTTCTGAAAACTGACAAGTGGTGTGGCGTTGCACGACTGCGCCAGCGCCTCGAGCAGATCCTTCACATTGCGATCGGTGTCCGTCCAGTAGTGGACTGGCAACGGCACCAGCGTATCCAACGCGTCGAAGGCGGCGCTGTCGACGCGCGCTGCTGGCACCTTGGCGTGCGTGAGCAGCAGGCGCTTCATGATCGCGCCGATGCGGTTCGATCCGAAGGTAGCGTGCACGGTGATGATGCCGCTTGGCGGCGCGCCGAGGCCCACCAAACCCTGCGCCACGCACGTTCCCCACTGCCCGGGCTTGATCGTCTTGTTGTCGATCGCCGCCGCCAGCGCGTCATAGGTCGCGTAATCGGCGACGGCGGGACCGAAGCTGGATAGTCCTTCGCCCAGCCAGTCGATGCTCACCGTATTGTTGTAGCCGTCGATCATGCCGATGTTGCGAGTGGTGTCGAACCACACCGGCTGCATGTTCTTGCACCGGCCGAACCCCGCCGGGAACAACGTGCCGCGCTTCGCCGGCTCACCCGCCAGCCCGCCGCCGCCGGTAAAGCTGCCGGTGAGCATGGGCTTGTCGATCAGCGCGGTTGATACGCTCGCCGTGACGGAGAGGTGCCCGGTGTCCAGGTCGAGCGTCGCCGACGTCACGTAGCCCCAGAAATCCGGAACGGCGCTGGCACCCTCAAGTGCGCCGGTGTTGTGGATGACGACAGACGCGCCCTTCCAATACATCCAGATGGCGCGCGGCATCGTCATAAGCTGCCCGAGCGCGATGTCGAACGTGGCGGTGCCCGCCTGCACCTTGCCGTCCATGTCCGGCGACATCAGTTCGATCGACAGCTTGGGGCGGGTCAGAATTGCCGGCTCCCATACGGTGCCGGCGGTCCCGAACACGTCCGCGTTGCCACCATCGGCAACGCGGACATCTATCCTTTGGCCGGAACGCTGATCGAAGGGCTGGAGGTAGATCAGTACCGGCTTCATGGGATTTCCTACAACTGGTCGGCGTACATTGCCCTCTTAGACCCAGGCAGCAGCGAGAGCGAACTGCTAGTTCCGCTGCTCGATGCCGGCACCGTCGACCCCAGCGAGTTAATCGCCGCTGTCACCTGATCCAGCTTGCCCGACAGCGTATCGGTCTGCGCCTTGGTCGCATCAGCAGACGCGTTTTGCAAAGACGAGATCGCCGCCTGCACCGTGCTGTCGTTGGCGAAGGGCGACGCCGGCAGCGTGCTGACGTCGGTGATGCCGGCGTTGTCGCGCGCCTTCTCCAGCAGCGAGCGCAGCATATCGAAGTCGTCGAAGAATGATGAGCTCGATCCGTTGAGCGCACGGCTCGCGTCCTGGAAGTTGCGCGCCGCCTCGAGCAACTTGTCCTGGTCGACCACCTTGCCGTTCGCGATGTCCGATTTGAACGAAGCGAGATCCGACGCCGCATTGTCGTACGTCGACTTCTTGTTGAGCGGAGACGAAGAGCCGCCGACCATATCCTTGATGAACTGGTCGATCTGATCGGCCGCTTGCGTGGTGGCTTGTTTGATCGCGTCCGCGCGCTCCAGATCGTACAGCTTTTGCGCATCGGCAAACTGCTCCGCCGTCGCGCCGCCTTCCTTCAAGTACGAGATCATCTTCGAGAACTCGTCGTTGAGGTTCGACACGGCGTACTTCACCGGATCGGTAAGCTGGAGAAGCCGCTTCGGGATCGACTCGATCACGATCGCCTTGTTGATCGCCTGCTCAAGATCCTGCCCCGACGCGATGATCTTCTTCGACGCGGCGCTGATACCGGAGATCACCGCGTTCTGGATCGAGTAACGCACGGCGTATGCGATGGCGTCAGCCTCACCATCCTTGCCGAAGTCCTGAAGCTGCGACGAATTGAAGTTGTTGTAGTTGAGCGACTTGCTTGTGCTTGTCGTGGCGACGCGCGCCTTTCCATCGAACGTGCCGATCGTGACGCCCGGAAGGTTGGAGATCGTGGCGCCAAGCTGCGATGCGATCTGGTTGATGCCGTCCGCCACCGACTTTGCGCTGCCGGTCGCGGCCGTTGCTGCCGCGCTACTGTTGCCCGTGCCCGTGCCGCCAACCGCCTGCCCGTACTGATCGAGCGAGACGCTGGCGCTGCCATACTTGGGCTTGCTGAACAGGGCTCCAATCGTGCCGCCCAGCAATCCTCCAATCAGGCCCAGCCCGGGGATGCCAGTTGCCTGGCCGAGAAGACCACCAGCCGCGCCACCGATCTGCGCACCCGTCTGCGATTGCTTGATACCGAGTGCTTGCGCGAAGCCAGAGGCGATCGCACCCTTGCCCGCGCCGTCGAGCGCCGTGCCGAAGCTGTCGCCGATCTTCTTGAAAAAGGTGGATCCGCCCAGGATCGTTCCGTCTTCCGACCGCGTCGTCTTCTTGCCCGTGATCTTATTCACGAAGCCGTCGAGCACACTCGCCACCGGCTTGAACAGGCTGCTGCCGATCGTGTTGTAGACCTGCTTGGCGGACGGCGTGACAGACGTTGGCAGCGGTACCGCCGGCTGCGGCTTGCGCCCCTGCACCACGACATCGCCAGCGTCGTCGGTAGACGTGCCGCCGAGCCCCAGCGCCTTGTTGACCAAGCCGCTGATCGTGTCGGTGGAGATCTTGCCCGGCCCGACGCCCAGAGCATCCGCGAGCGCCGAAGAGCCGATGCTGCCACCCGACAGGGATCCGCCGGTGCCGAGCGCGCCGGTGATGCGCGCCGCGCCGTTCTCCACCGCCGTAGCGAACTTATCTACCGCCGTTTCCGAGCGGCTGGCTGTGGAGGTGAGGTTGTCGACGGACGTGCCAAAGTTGCCGATCGCGGTGTCGACCGCCGACCGCCCCTCGAGCAGCGCGCGCAACTTCTCATCGCTGCCGGCGAAGATCTTTTCGACTAGCTGCTTCGACTGGATCTGCGCGAACTGGTTTCGGAAGCTGGCGAACGCACTCTTGAAAATGTTGCCGACATTGCCGCCGGTCTGGAGCCCGGTGAAGATCGACTCCGCCGTGCTGCGCGCATCGTCCAGTGCGCCGGTGATCGACGAGACAACCCGCTGCCGCGACGCCAGCGCATCATTGATGCGAAGCTGCTGCTGCTCATTGCGGATCAAGCCCTGATATTCGCTCGCACTGAGCGTGATGCCCTGATCGAATAGCTGATTGCGCTTCTGAAGGGCGGCCGCCTCGCTGTCGCGGCCCTGGAGTGCCAGGCGCGCATAGTCTTCGTTGCGCTGGTAGTCGCGCTCCAGATCCCGAAGCGGCTTGCGCACCCCTTCGTTGATGCGCTTGGCGTCCGCATCCGCGATCTCGGCGGTATAGATGCCCGTGCCGAGCGGGTTGATCTTCTTGATCGCCTCGATTTCGTCTTTCGTCTTGCCGATGAAGGCCACGCCATCCACCGCCGTATCCACGAAGCGCGAGAGATCGTCGATCTTGTCGTTGGCCGAGTCGAGTGCGCGCGGCGCATCATCATAGGCGGCAAGGATATCGCGCCGCTTCTCGCCAGCCGATGCGGCGGCGGCCGCAACTCGCTTGGCATCTGCGATCATCTGAGACGCCGCGCTCGACGATGCGGCCTTGCTCTCGTCGAGCCGGTTCACTTCGTCGTCGTAAGTCTTCAGGATCTTGATGCGCTGATCGAGGAATTCCTGGCTGTTGGGATTGAGCCCTTGCTTGCTTAGCGCGAGCAAATCCTTGTCGCGCTTGGCCGCCGCTTCATCCTTGGCATCCTGGATCGCGTCGCGGACTTCCTTCCGCTCCTGCGCCCGCCCTGCCGACGCGGCCTTCCGCGCATCCGCCTGCGCCTGCTGTGCAGCGGTGACGGCCTCTAGCGCCGCCTGCAACTTGTTCTGATAGGTGATGTCATCGTCACCAGCCGGACGATTAAGCTGCAACTGCTTCAGAGCAGCCTTCGCCTTTTCGAGATCGGTCTGCGCCGCCGCGCTCTTAGCATTGGCGAGGATCTGGCTCTGCTTCAGCGGCTTGGCCGTCGCTGTGATGCCTCCGCTGACGCCGCCGGTATAGCCCTGTGCCGCGCGCTGGCGGTTCTCCGGCGTATCCTCTCCCGCCAGCAGGCCGATGCCGCCACGGATCTTCTGGTTGGTGCGCGCCAGATCGACAATGCCGCCACCGGCGGACGATAGCCGCGCCGCAATGCCGGCGAGGCGATCATCGCTCTGCGCCAGCTTGTTCACCGTGTCGACGACGGTGCCGATGCTGAGCGTCTGGTCGGCTTTCTGCCCGGTTGCCGGGTTGCCGGTGTAGCGCTGGATGAGCGCGAACGCCTGCTGCTGTTGCGGCGACAGCTTGGTGATGCCGAACGCGTCCGGCCGCGTGCCCTTGACGATGTCGTTGCCGATCGCCCGAACGCTCGAGCGCGCGTTGAGGTAGGCGGTGTTGGACGATGCGAGCGCCTCACGCTGCCCGATGCTGATCCCTGCCAGCTTGGCCTTGTTCTGCTCGATGATCCTGCCGGTGGTGAAGTCCACCGCGCCGGCGAGATCCTGTTGCGCCTTGGCGAACAGACGCGCGCTCTGCTCGGCCTGGCTCTCCGCCGTGACGAACAGGTAGATCGCCGTGGCCGCCGCCGCGAACGCGATCGCCCATGGTCCGCCCAGCAACGAAACCACACTGCCCAGAGCGCTGCGCAACAGACCGGTGCGACCGGCTACGCTCGTTTGCGCAACGACTAATTCTTCCGTCGCGGTAGATGCTGCCTTGGTAGTGGCCGCAATTTCGATATTGGTCGCCGATAGCTTTTGATTAGCAGCAGCCATGGCATTTTTCGCCACCGCCGCCTCTTCCGCAGCCGCAGCCTCAAGCTGATAGATCTTCGCCGCTTCAGCCTCGAGTGCAAGCTGCGCCTCAGACGTCGTCATGCGAACGCCCGTCGTGGGATTGGAAGCGAATCCGGAATAACGCGACTGTACTACAGTCTCGGCCGTCGCCGCTGCGATAGCCCGCTGCTCTGTGATCGCAGCTTCCGCCGCTGCCGCCCGCACCTCCGCCTGCCGGGTCAACTCGACGATGTTGAGGCGGATCGCCTCACGCTCCGCCAGCAGGCCAGACAGATGTCCGGTATAGGCGTTGGCAGTGATTTCCGCATCGCGCACCCATGCGGCGTCCATCGCGATCACGGCGTCACGCGTGGCGAGGATGCCGCCGACTGACGCCGCCGCCTGGCTTATGAGCCCCCCCAGCTTCACCGCGGCGAACGCGGTGCCGATGCCGGCGGCGAGCGACGCGATCACGCGCAGATGCCCGGCCACCACGATCAGGCCATCGGCAAGGGTGCGGGTCAGCCCCACGCTCTGATCGAAGCGGCCGGTGAGCGTGACGATCGAGTTGCCGAAGGCGACGCCGGCGGTGCTGAGCGTCTGAGGCAGCGACTCGAATTGCTTGTTGATCTTGATTGAGGCGCGGTCGAGCGCGTCGGCGACGTCGAGACTGGTTAGCGCGCCCTGCTGTCCCAGCTTGCGCAGGTTGGAGATCGACGTGCCGATCGAGCCGTCGACATTCTTGTAGCCGTCGGCGATCGCCTTCAGCAGCAGCGGGGCGCCTTCCTGGAGCGACTGGAATTCCTGCCCGGAGCCGCGGAAGTTCGCGCCGATCGCCTGGCTGAACTGCACCAGCGCGCCCTCGCGCGCCTGTGTCGAGCCGCCGGACAGCGTTGCCGCCTTCGACGCGATTTCGGTCAACCGGCCAATGCGGTTCTGGCTGATGCCAAGCTGATCGGTGTTGCTCTTCAGGCGCGCATAGATCTCGACGATAGGCTCGAGCGCGGTGCGCGACCGCGTGGCGATGCCGATGATGTCTTCCATCGCCTTGTTGGCGTCGGTCTGACTGTCGAAGAACGGCCGGATGCGAGACGAAAGGTTCGCATATTCATTCCCGGCGCGGCCGAGCGCGAAGATCGTGGCGCCGAACGCGGCGAGACCGACCTGAAGGCCGGTGAGTTCGGTGACGGCGCGCGACAGCGTGGAGATGCGGCTGGAGACCGGATCAAGGCGGCCCGACACCACGTTGAGCGCGGTGGCCGTGGTGGCGAGTGACCCTGCGAACCCACGATGTGCGCGCGCCGATGCGGTGACGGCGTTCGCCTCGCGCGTCGTAGCCGATGCCAGCCGCGTTGCCGCGCGCTCACCTTCCGCCGCTGCCGAGATGGTCGACCGGATCGCCGACGCTCGCTGCTGATAGGCTTGCGTCCCTGTACTGGCGCCGGATGCACTCTTACCCGACAGGAGCCCCGCCGTGGCGCGCGCCGCTTCATTCGCCGCCTGAGTGATCGTCGCATAGCTGGAGGTGGCGATCGACGTCTGCCGGGCGAACGCCGCCTCCAGGCCGGGATCGATCTGAGCGTTAATATAGGTGGTGAATGTTGCGGCGCGCATTGGACGTTCTCCAGACCACCGCTGGATACGCGAACGGCCTCGCTGTTGCCAGCGAAGCCGTCCGGCCCGTTCTATTCTCGAGCGTCTCCTAGTCCGCGCTAGGTCGCCTACTGCCGGCAGTCCCCGCTCAACCTATCGCGGTATCGCGGATCATCCCACCGGGTTCGCAAGGGATCTCGGTAGCTGATCGCGGCCCATTGGCGCGGGAAGTTCCGCGATCAGCGTGCGCCTCACATACGCAAGCGGGCCATCTCGATCAAGACGGCCCGTGCGGTTCTGTGGAGGTTGGCTGTAGCTGTCTGCCTCCGGTTGTTCGGGAATTCATTTCGCCTTGATTGACGCCCGCCAGTGACCGCTACCCGGTGTTTCCTTGTCCCGTGAGGGAGGACATATCCCTGCGCGAATTCTCGCCACCGCAACCGCCTGATACGCAAACGGCCCGCCTGGATCAATACCAGACGGGCCGCTTCGCGAGGTTGGCTTCGCAGACAATCGCATCACCCCCTTTGCAGATCGAGGGGAAATTATGCCGATCCTATGTCAGTCCGTGTTGCCGTACGGCTTGCACACGATGTTGTCCGGCCCCGGGTTGCCCGGCGTCTTCACCGCCTGCGTACCGGAAGGGCACCACGGGCCACTGGTGTTGCCGGCGGGCGGCGTCGGATCGTTCGTGCTGCACGCGGCGAGCGGCAACGCGGCGATGGCGAGTAGAGCAATCATGCGCATGTCATTCTCCTATGAAGGGACGGCAGCTTTACGCTGATCTTACGCACCACGCGAGCGTTGGATCTGCGCAATCTCTTCCGCGATGTACGTCGGCACGCGGCGGGCATACGGCGCGATCGTCGCATCCTTGTTAAACCGCTGCGCCCGGCGGGTGACGCGCACGCCGACGAAGGCGATGACTTCCTTTGCTGGCACCCGGCTGCGCGTCTTGCGCGTGCCCGCCGCCTTGGCCTGCCCCGACTTGGGCGACAGCGTCACCTTCTGGACAACCCAGATCGCCTTGCTGTCGCTGAGCGGACGGAAGATCAATCGGCCGATCGACTGCATCAGGCCGCTGCGCATGTAGAGTTCGGGCGTGATGCGCTGACGTCGGCCGCCGATCGATATCAGCCGTGGGATCGCTTTGGTTGGGAAGGCGAGCCACTGTCCGCCGGCCGATGGTCGGATCGTGGAGCCCCGGCTGTACGATTCGAGCGCGCCGCCAGCGAGGCTCTTATCGCCACCCTTGGCATACAGCACACCGTACGGATCGCTGCGGCTGTTGGCCTTGCCAGCCTGGCGCTTGCTGGAAGTGTATCCGACCGCGTTGCCAAGGCGCCCCAGTCCCGCGCCGGAGATCCGCTCGCGCGTGCCGATCTGCGCCTCTCTGGTCGCGCGGTCGGTAGCTACGATTGCGGCGGCGCGCAGATCCTTTCGGTACTGCGCCGCCGCCGCGGAACTGGCCCTTGCTGGATTACCCAGAGGCGTGGCCGTAAATTTCACCCGCTTGGCTCCTGCTCGTCGAAATACTTTCCGACTATATCAAGAGCGCGAAGCAGGCGCACCGGCTGGTCTAGTAGCGATCGTCCGTCGGGGTATCGCTCACTACTCTCAGTGCCGGCGCCGTGCCGGAGTCGGAGATAGAGTCTGACGACTTGTCGATGATCGTCGCGGATGCGTCGCCGGGGGCTGGTTCTGAAGATGAGTTCGTCGAACTCCCACCATTGCTCTCCGGGGACTCGTTGGGTTCGGTCGAACCACCCGGGAGCGACGGCTTCCCGGGCGGCGAGTCGGAGTTTTTTTCCTCGCCACCGTCGATCTGGTAGAGACGATCGATGTAGTTGATTAGCTGCTGCCACGAGATGTCGTCGACCGCCTGGCGCAGCAAGAGCACGGTGTCTTCCGACATCGCGCGCGTGTGCCGACCCCGCTCGATCTCGATTGGTGGATCGAAGTTCTCCACGCCAACGACGTGCATGCGCGCCATGAGCAGGGCGTTGCGACGGCCGAAGTCCATGTTCGCGGCGGCAAGATCTCGAAGGCGCTGGCTCTCCGTCATCATCCGATCGATGAGCAGTTGCATGCGGGCCTGCTCACGGATGCCGATGATCTTCGGTGGCATCGGCGCGCGCGGGCGCTCCGGCGCACCGTTCTCAGTGTCGAGCGTGCGTTCGATCTCCTGCTCGCTCCAGCGGCGCGTCGCTTCGTCATGGGCCTGCTGGCGCAGCCACACGCTGTCGAGGAAGTTGGCATTGTCCTCGGCCCGCTGCTGGTTGAGTTCGTAGGAGATCGCCCCTTCGTCCGGCAGGCTCCAGTCCTGCTGATACAGTTCCTCGATCATGGTCGCGCGGATCATCTCTTGCGTGATCTGCTTCAAGCCGAGCGATACGAGGCGGCTGTTGATCTGCTCGCGCTCCACCGTCGTCGGCACGGCGATGAGGAACTTTTGCGGCTTGGGATAGCGCGCCTTCATGCGAGCGGCTTCGGCGTCCACGAAGCCGTACTCTTCGCGGATCTGGTCGCGCATGACGTCCACGGCGGCCAAGCGCTTTTCTGCTTCTTCCTGATCGATCCCGCCGATGCCGGTTTTTTCGTTGATCTCCGTCACCATGCGGTCGGCGGCCTGCTCGCGCGCGCGCAGCGAGGCAAGGTTCGTGCGGCGGTACTTTTCCCAATCCTGCGCGTCGGGAATGAACTCGATCGGCAAAAGCGCTGTCGAGTGGATCGGTGGGGTTACTGTCATCGGTGGCCTCCAAGTGTGCAAAGGCCCGGCGAGTCTCCCCGCCGGGCCTTTGTTTACTAGCGTGGAAGCCGGCGTCGCGCCAGCCTGCGCGCTTAGTACCAGATGGTAAGCGCCGCCGACTTGTCGACGTCGGTGGTGATCGCGTCGCCGGTGAGGCTGACGTAGCCGTTACGATCGCCCGGGCTGAAGGGGTTGAGCACGATGTTCGGCTGCACGAAGCCGAAGTTGTTGCCCGGTCCCATGCCCCACGTCGACATGACAGGGATGATCGACTGGTTGTCTTCCCGGCTGTGCAGATCGAAATCGGCCACCGCCATCTGGTTGATATCCAGGTTGGTGGTGCGGGTGCCCGAGATGATGTCGAACCCGTCCTGGCCGGCGGCCTGGTTCTGGTTCGATGCCGCCGCGATCGTCGCCGCCTCCGTGAAGGAAAGCGACTGGTGGCCCAGCTTGACGCGATCCAGATAGAACTTGCCGTTCCGGGCCGGAGCGACAGGCGTCTGGAGGATGCTGCTCGGCAGCGTCGGCGTCACGTCATCGACGATCGCCACCACCGTACCACGGCCGGAGAACGTGATGTCCGGAAAGCCTGTGTTGGCTTCGTTCGCGACCGGGATGTTGATCGCGAGCGATGCCGGCGTCCAGTCGCGGTAATCGTAGCGCTTCTTGTCGCGCCAGATCGAGATCGACAGAACCGGGGGCGGCGTGGTGAGCGTGCCCAGCACATAGGACAGGTACATCGGGATCGTGTAGCTGGTGCCGCTCGCCGGCGGGGTGCCGATGGTTTCCGCCAGCAGTGCCGTCTTGGTCGAGCCGACGTAATCGCGGATGATCGACGTCTGCTGGAAGCCACTGCCGAGTGCGGCATGCTGGATCGGAGCGCCGAGCAGGAAGTCGTCGACCGACGATTCCGACGCAGCAAGTGTCAGCGTGGTCGCCGTGCCCGCCGCCGTGGTTGCCACAGTGCGCGCAGCAGCGTTGCGGATCTCCGCCCAACCCGCCGACTGCATGATGCGCCCGACCGGCCACGCGTTAGATGCCGGGGGAGCGACGCCGCCCGGGCCGCGCAGCGGAATGGTCGCGCCGAGCGTCGACTGCTTACCGAGATAGACCCGGTTGTTTTCCCACACCGTGCCGGTGGCGGTGTTGTCATCGGCGGAGATGATTGCGGCGGTGTTGGTGGGGGATGCCACCGCCATGAGATCGGTCGCGCTGCTCGGCTGCACGAACACGCCGACCGTTGCCTGCAAGGCAACGGCCATGGCAACGACGCGAGAACGGTGGTTCCAGGCCATCGGTAATTACTCCTTTGTGGGGCTGTCGGCCTTGTCCACCGCGTCGGCGGTGGCGCGAGCCTGTCGGTTGGTGGTTTCGGTGGCCTTTTCCGCATCGTTCTGCGCGTCGGCATCATCCAGCTTGCCGTTGTAGACCTGGATGGTTTCCTTCACGCCGAGATCCTTGTGCTCGACTTCGACGAACTCGTAGCCCGGGATGGTGCGCGAGTCCTGTTCGGCGGGGAAATCGACAGCGGCGGCGGACACGGCATCGCGCACGGCGTCGTCGTATTTCTCGGGCTTGCCGGTGGCGGCTTTCTCGAGCCCTTTCTGAAGGCTCGTCGCGTCAAAGCTGCCGGCGGGCAGCGAGACGGCGTTGGTAATGGGGTCGGTCATCCATTCACTCCTGCTGACAGTAGGACATTTTCATCGTCCGAGCGCACGCGATATAGCACAGTCAGAGCGCGCGTCATGCGCCCTTCATCGGGTGTGCTGCGATCGTCCGGCTCGAGCGCGCCGATCGAGATCCAGTCGCACAAGCCGCCGAGCCATGATGCGTTCTCTGGATCTTTAAGCGACTTCACGAAGACAGCGATCGTGAGCATCAGCAGCGACAGCCCGGTCTCATCCTCGCCCGTGTCTTCGATGGCGAGTTGGACATCGGCTTGCACGTCGACAACCATTTCGCGCACGATTTCCCATTCGGTGAGCTGTCCTTCGGTCGGTTGAGGCTCATCGCTCACGAGGATTAGAGAGATGCTCGGCACCTCGCCCAGCGCGGGCTTCCGGTTACGGGCATGCCGGACGGTGACGGCTTTGCTGACGATGCCCGCCTGCGTATAGTCCGCAAGCCGGCCACGGCGGGCCATCTCCATAAGCAGTTGGATCGGTGGCGGCATCTCGATCATGGCTTCGATGCTCCCTGCACGTCGAAGATCCAGTAGCGGCCTTCGGTCTCTGGCTGCGCGCCGGAAGGACAGAACCAACCCGGCCCAAGCTTCGGATGCTGGATGCGATCGTTGCGGTTGGGCATATCGACGAGATCCCGCGCGATCTTCACGCGCTTGCGGTTGCCGAGCGTCTCGTCGATCTCGTCGATGTTCTGCGGCCCGACCGCGAAGACGACGAAGCCTGGCGTCACCCGACGGTCTGGAGATACTGACGCATCGCCGAGCCACACCCCGTCATGCCAATAGCGCATGCGGTCGCCCAGGATGTTGTCGACCGGCTTATCGAGCATCCGCGACGCTGTGTCCCAGATGCTATCGAACATCGACATGCTCACCTCACAAACAAAACCGCGCCGGTATTAGCCGACGCGGTTCGATTTGACGAGGATGCGGAATTATTTGGCGGCCGGAGACTGAAGCGCCATGACGATCGTCCCCGCCGGGCACCAGGAATTTACCGGAATCTGAAGACCGGTCACAGCCGCGTTGGTCAATTGCGACAGCGTGAAATCCAGCGTCGACTTATCCTGCGAACACTGCGCGGTAAAACCAGTGTTGGTCGACGAGATCACCTTCCACTTTGCCGGCGCCGCACCCACTACTGCCACCGGCATCAACTGCACTGGATAATTTTTGTACGGGACGCCGCTGGCGGATGCCAGGGGCAACGGGTTGTCCCATGTCACCGTCAGCATGCCGAGCGAACCGCTGGTCGAGAACACATCGGTACGACTGATTCGGGGCGGCACCGCGTTGCTAAGCTGGCAATAGTTGCCCGAGCCCGGTGCACCATTCACCATCTCCGCCGGCGGAACGGCTGGCAGCGGGATGCACTTCGAGTCGACCGCCGTCATGGCAGCGGTCGCGGCATCTTGTGCGGCCTGAGCCTTGGCCGTCGCCGCCTCGATATCCGCAGAGGTGGCGCCCGGATTACTTAACTGCGCTGCCGCTGGCGAGACGGCGAATAGCGCGCACAAGAACAACCGCTTCATCAGACTCTCCGTTACTGAAACCTGTTGAAAGTATAGTTCTGAGTTGCCGCGGTGGAAAGAAGGCGCAGCGTACCGGCCACGCGGCTAGGCGGCCGATAAGAACCGCCGGTGAGGATCGGGAAGCTGTTGGCGCCATTGACCGCTGGCGTGCCCCACGATGCCCACAGCGTCGCGGTCGACGGGTTCATCACCTCGTAATCGGAATCGCTCGTGAAGGTGAGCGTGACAGTCGTGCCGCTGGTGGCGATCGTGCCGCCGTTCGTCGTCACGGCAGACGGCGGTGTGTGATACCACGCGCCCGATGCATCGCCGCCGCCGCCGCAATTGACGTAGGCGGTGCCGTTCCACACCAAACATTTGAACGGCGCGGGGTTGGTATCAGTCTGCGGCTGTCCGGGGCGATAGGTCTGCGCGGCGGCGGTGGCGGGCATCAGCGCGAGCGCGGCGAGCATTAACAACGAACGGAACATGGTGCCTCCTTAGTCGGCTCGACGCTCGAGCGGATGAGAAAACCCCTTTAGCGCAGGCGACGGGCGCTGACACCCATCAACAAAAACGCCGCCCCATTACAGGGCGGCGTGAGGATGGAGCGGCATGAGCGCCGCCCCAGGGAGAAGCCTTACTTGACCTTGCCGTACGTGCCCTTGAGCAGCGCGGCATCGGTCGCGGGATGCAAGCCGTGGTGATCCGGCAAAGCGCCTTCGGCGGCAGCGGCAGCGTTATACTGCTTGAAGCCCTGTGGGTTCTGCTGCTTCAGTTTGACCAGGTACGTGGTGACGTCGGTGATCGGCATGAGATTCCTCCTGTTCCAAGCGGGACCAAGTACGCCGCTTAGCAGTGTCGATGCAATAACCGCGCTCCGTCAAATATGCACCACGCCGGCGAACGAAATTTGCCATCGCTTTGTTGTCGGGGAAGTGCTCGAAGTAGATCAGGTGCGCAGGATATCTTTGTACGAAGGCGTGATACATCTTCTTCACGCACTCCGGCGTCTCGCACCACAGATAGTCCACGTAGATGTGCGGCTCTTCGTACCAGCACATCCGCGCGGCTATCTCACCCTCCCCGTCGTACAGCACTAAGCTATGCCGCATGGCTCAATGCGCCATCGCCGGTGCGTTCGTCGTCATCTGGATGTAAGGCGACGTCGATTTAGGAAGCGCCCGGAACATATAGTTGCCCCAGCGCGAGCCGCCGCCCCACAGCGTCACACCGTACAGGTTGGGGGAGTCCTTGATCTCCTGCATGATCGACGGCGCCAAGGCAGCGCATGTATCCTTGATCTGCGCATCGCTGCCGAACGCATACTCGCCATAGATGATCGGCATCTTGAACGGCACTGCCGCGCGCGCCGCCGACGCGAGGATCACGTACTTGTCGCAGTTCATGCTCGAGCCAGAGCCATTGGTGTCGAAATAGCGGTGAATGTCGAGCCCGGTCAGATGCAGCGGATCGCTGATCGTACCACCGGGAAGCTTTACCATCGCGCATGCAACCGACGCGCAAGCCTTCGGAGCCCTATCACCCTTATCGAAACGCTGCGCTCCGCTCGAGCCGGGATAGTCCAGCCACATAAAGCGGGTGACACCAGCCGCACGCACACCAGTCACGATCGATTGCGCATCGGTCGCCCACTGATCCCAATTCTTGATGTTTGGTTCGTTCTGCAACCCGTAGTGGATCAGCGTCGACTTCGGCAGGACGCTATCGGCCTTGATGACTTGTGCGATCTGGATAGCCGGTGCGGGCCATGCATACGAGTGGTTCTCGAAGATGCACGGGGTTGCCAGCTTGATGCACTCGTTTGCCAGAGCAATCAGCTTCGGCGCGGAATTGTCGAACTGCACGAACTTGAGCGGGATACGGAACATCCGATAGCCCACCGCATAGTAGCTATCCATCTCCGCCGGTGTCGGGATGAATTGCCCGTTGTCCATGTTGGCGAACTCGCCGCCCGATAGGTTGATGCCGTACAGCGGTCCGACTGGCGCTACAGGCGTGACTACAACCGGGGCAGGCGCAGGCCCGTCGACAACCTTGTACGTGTACCCGCCATCGACGTAGCCGCCGCCAAGCGGGCCAAGCGGCAGGATCTTGGTGACGCCAGGCATCGTGAAGAAGCCGTTGGCAACCATCCGGTCGATCCATCCTTTCGGCGATCGCTGTGTGAAGGTGCCGTCGCTATGGATCGTCTCCACCAACGGCTTGCTGGTTTGAATGATGTCACCCTGCCGGACATTGAGTGTTCCCGGGTGAATCTGCACCGTGTCGGCTAATGCCGGGCCGGCGATCACCGCCAGCGCAAACGCAATTAAGAACCGAAACATTCCTTACCTCCATAGAAAAAGCCGCCCCATCTCTGGAGCGGCTTTAACGTCATTCCCGAAAGCACGATAGGCTTACGCCGCCGGGGCAGCCGTCCGCTTGGGGCCGGTGTTCCGCTTGGGCGCAGCGGGCGGTGCATCGTCGTCGCCGCTGTCCGTGTCCACCTCTACGGGCGGAGCCGCATCGCCGGCGTCGCTGGTGCGCACGCCATCGGTAAAGCCTTCGGCATCGCCCTCCACGCGATCACGGTCCGGCCATGCGGTCGAAGAACGGCTATCGAGCGCGCTCGGAGCCTTGCCGCCCTCATCGTCCTGCTGTGCGAACTGTTCGGTACGCTCCGCCGCCTTGGTGCCCAGCGCGTTCGGATCGCGCTCCGGCTCATCCTTGGTGTCGTCTTCCGCGTCCTTCGTCTCGTCGAAGTCTTCGATCAGGCCGCGCTCGTGCGCGTACTTCGCTTCGGCGAGCGTGAGCAGCGGTTCGCTGTGCTGCTTATCGCTGTGCTTCGGATCGACATACAGGATCGAACCGGTGGTCGGGCTGTTGAACGTACCGTGAGCCTTGGCTTTGGTCTGGATCTTCATCGCGCTTCCTTCCTTTGAAAAAGGCCCGGACGATGCGCTCATCCGGGCCTGTGTCACCTATCCTAGCAGACCCGCCTTACGACGTCGCGCGGGCGCTCATCAGCGCCTTCGGGAAGATGCACGCATACAGCGGATATGCGCGCAAGAAGACGTCGATGAAGGCCGGCATCTGATCGTGCGTGTCCGGCTGGATGTAGAGGTACTCCGGCCGACCGGGCTGATCGATGTCGAGCAGCGTTTCGCCCGGCGCCCAATACGCCTTGAAGACGTCGACCGCGTTGACCGGGAAGAAGCGGGCCTCGAGGAACGGCACGGCGATCGCGCTGTTGCGCGTGCCCTGATAGTTCATCCAGCGGATACCGGCGAAGTCCACCTCCATCCACATATTCGGCTGAACCAGCGGGTTGGTCGCGCGTGCGATCGCCTGCGCCTGCATCTGCAACTGGTAGATGTTGCGGAAGCCGGGGTGCGTCATCAGCTTCGCCCAGAAGCCATCGCCGACCAAGCAACCGACGTAGACGGCTGGCGTGTACCGCCCGCTGTCCTGGAGCGTGATGGTGATCGGGCGCAGGAACGTGTCCTGGAAGAACTGCATAAGCTGCGCTTCCGGGATGTTGGCGAAGTCGACGTTGACGACAGCCGGCGCCGAGATGCCGAACGTGTCGAAGAAGTCGGCGATCACCGATACGCCATCGGCGTCGAGCACCTTGCCCTGGATGGCGCCGAAGCGATGAAGTTCCTTCGTCATCTCCAGACGCGACTTCATCTTTGCGGTGCGGCGCGTGAGCAATTCGCCCAGGTTGCGCGCGCGGATGGTGTCCGGGAGCGCCACGTTGGCGACGCCGATCAGTTCGCCGGCGCGGATGCTGTCGACCTGGCGAAGCGCCGTCGTCTTGATCGACCGCAGACGGCCAACGTCACGAACCTGCCGGATGTCGGGCGTGCCGCGTTCGGTGGTCGGGACCAACGTGATGACGTTGTCCTGCTCGTACAACTGCACGATGGGCGTATCGATCGGCTCCGGCTCGAAGATGCCCATGTTGCCCAGCGCCTGCGGGACATAGGTGGTCGCACCAGCAACGCGCTGGAGATTGACGTACGAGAAGAGATCGTTGCGTACGATGTCGAGAGAGAGTTCCATGCTGACCTTCCTTTTGCTGTCGGAGGAACCCTCCCCGCGACGCCTTTGCTGTTTAAGTAGTTGCGATCAGTTGCCGGGGATGATGCCCTGTGCAGCCATCGCGGACTCGATCACTGCACGCTGCGGACCGGTGACGGCGTTCTCATAGTACAGCAGGTTGCTGTTGATGGTCGCCTCACGGACCGTGAGAGCGCCACGCTGAGCGTTCGCGCTGGCGTAACGATGCGACCAGTTGATCGCGGCGAAGTTCTGCGATCCATCGGTCGCGGCGGGATCGAGCGACTTGTAGATGCCGGTCGCGGTGATCTTCCCGAGCACCTCACCAACTCGATAGTCCGTGGCCTTTGCTGCAAGCGTGCCCTGCACATTGGTCCGGTTGTTATCGAAGTTGCCGATCATGAAGGCGCCGGAACCCTGCGGACCGTCGACCGGAATGTTGTCGCGTAGCGGAGCAGTCATTGTCTTTCACCTTTCCTGGTGGCGTCTGGGAAAGCCCCAGGGTTAATTGCCGGTCCGACGAACGCCGGATGCGAGATCGCCACCGAACGGCGACGTGACGGAAGCTGATGCGCCGTTGATCTGAGCATCCCAGAACTTCGTCGCATCGACGGGCGCCTCGGCCTCACCACCGTTCGCACCAGCGCCGACCGTGATGATCGGGGTCTCGGCAAGCGGTACGGTGATCGCCGGGGTGGCAGCCGCCGGGGCCGGTGCGGCAGCAGCGGCAGCAGCGGGCAGGGTACCGAGATGCGCGATGATCTGGTCTGCCGTGGCGTTCGGAGTGGTGTTGAGCATGAAAGCCGCCATCGAAGGGTTGGCCTTGCCGGCGTCGCTGGCGAGCACGGCTGCGGTACGGGTGCGCTCTGCGGTGGCACCGCGGATTTCGGCATCGGCGACTGCGGCGTTGGCATCTGCCAGCGTCACGACGTCGACCGTGTCATCGGCCTGCGCAGCCGTGGCGGCGGGGGCCGGCGCAGGCGCGGGCGGCGCCGGCGGCGTGATTACGGCGGGAGCGGCAGCAGCGGCCGCGGCAACGCGGGCTGCTGCGAACGGTAGCAAACGGTGGGACGTCATCGTGACCGGGCCTTTCCTTATTGAGCGATCAGTTGCTCGAGTTTGGCCCATGCTTCGGGCATGGACAGAACATCATTTACTAAGCCGGTGGCCCTGGCGTCAGGGCCGATATAATCTAACCCTTGCGTTCCCGCTACAGCGGATATTGACAAGCGGGGTTGGTACTTAGCTACGCGGCCGACGAAGACGCTGCCGAGATACTCGATCTGCTTTTGGATGCGTTCGACCTCTGCCGTCGGCAAAGTCTCCACCCCGCCCATGCCGAGCGCCTTGCCTGGCGCTGAGCGGAACACGGTGACGTCGATGCCTTCCTCGTCAAGCATGCGCGAGAGATCCGCGTACAGCGTGATGCAGCCGATCGAGCCGACGCCGCCGGTCTCATTGACGTACATCTCATCGCAGGCCGCGCCGATCCAGTAGGCGGCGCTGTACGCATAGTCGCCAGCGAAGGCGTGAATCGGCTTGCCGCCGAAGCGTGCCGAGCAATTGTAGATGAAGTCGCCGCACTCGAGCAGCCCGTCCACCGTGCCACCGCCGCTGTTGATGTGAAGGAAGATCGCCTTCACCATCGGGTCGCGCTGCGCAAAGTCGATCGACGTCATGATGCCGTCGTAGCCCGTCATACCCGAGAACGGACCGATTCCCCAGGTACGGCACAGCGTGCCCCACACTTGGATGATCGCGATGCCGGACGGCGAGATCTCGTACGGCCGATCGCCATACCAGCCGTCGGGGCTCCGCGCCGGCTCCGGCAGGTTCGGGATGCCGGCGATCGCATTGCGCCGGGCCTGCGCCGCGACGTCGACCAGATCACCGCGCTCGAGCCGCCCGCCGGCTTCCGACATCCGCTCGTAGCTGGCGATGTTGAGACGATTGGCGAGCACCGCGCAAATCGTCTCAGCCTTCTTCTCATGGATGCACAGCGGATTGTTGAGCAAGGTTTGCGCCACGAGGGGCAGGAACACGGCCATCAATCATCTCCCTCGTCAGTTACGCCGTCGCCATCGCCGTCCTTTTGTGTGGCGTCGATAGGCTTTTTCTTGTCGGCGGATGTGCCGCCGCCGTCATCCGTCTGCCCCTGCGGATCGTCGGCGACTGCGGTGCCCGGCGCGAGCGGATCGAGCGTGAAGCCGCGATCCTCCGCCATGGCGCGCTCTTCCTCGATGTCGTCGAAGGTTTCCTCAATGTCGCCGCCGTCCATCTCGCCACGCGATTCGGTCCGGCTCTTCATCTTGATCTCGAGCATCGTCTTGAGCGCATTGGCCTCCTTCTGCGGATCGATCCAGCCCATGCCCGGGCCAGTCCACATGCACGCGGTGTATGCGCCGCGATTCTCCTGGAACGGCGGAGCGCCTGGCGGCAGCGGGATCTTACCGGTGGCGATGCCCTCTTCCACCACTGCCGAGTAGATCAGCTTGGCGACGTGCGCGGTGAAGAACTTGCGCAACGTCAGCACGCTCCGCCACACCTCCAGCAGCGCAGCGCGCGCCGCTGAGTAGTTGGCGTCGCTGAAGTTCATCGATAGCTGCTCGAAAGAAATGCCGAGCGCGGACGCGAACTCCCGCAGGAAGTTGTTGCGGAACGCGGTCGGATCTCCGGTGGCGCGATTGACCGCCGACATGACGATCTTATCGCCCGGCGGCATCACCGGGATTCGCGCACCACCGATTCGGATCTTGGCCTTCTCGTAGTACGGCACCTTGCGCTTGAGGAAGTCGTCGGTGACAGCCCCGGCCGGGGCAATGTTCTCCGCCACCGTGTCGGCGCTGTTCGACGTCTCGATGTAGTTGGCGAGCACCTGGTTGACGATCGCCGCGCCGACGTTGGCATCGTCGAACGTGTCGATCATGCCCGTCTTGCGCAGCACCGTGACGAGTTTGGTGATGCCGCGCATCTGCCCGCCGCGCGTCTTCTGGAAGAAGTGGAAGCCGATCGCGCGCCCCCACCGCGTCTCGCGCGGGACGAAGGTGTACTGCGCGTCATCGACGGTGAGCAGCCCTTCGCTCGGATGCTTGTTCGCAACCCAGAATCCGATCATGCGCCCGTCACGATCGAGTTTTTTGCCCTCGAAGACGTCGTATCCGTCGGTGGCGTACGTCTTGCCGACCTGATCCGGCGGGGTTTCGATGCGATCAGGATCAAGGATCGTCACATAGGTCGCGTAGCGCGCGCCGTATTTCGCCTTGCGCGCCTCGTCATAGTGGATGATGCCCGCGCACTCGCCGTCCGGTCCGACAAGGTTCCGGAAAGCCATCCACATCATGCCGCCGAAATTGTAATGCCCCTCGGCATCCTGGAGCAGTCGATCGTCGTCTGCCCAATCGCGGAACACGCGCTCGCACGCTTTGGCGAAAGGCTTTTTCGTCTTCCACCCTTCGTCGTCGTCGACACCGTCTTTGATGAGCCCAAGCAGATGCCAGTCCGGTTGCGCGTGTACGCGCAGCGCCGGGCCAACCACCATATCGGCTTTGCGATCGAGGCCGCCCCGGATGTGCTCACTGGTGCGCTCGGCATGGCGTGCAAGCCGGGTGGCGTCGCGCCGCGCCATCTTGCCCTCTTGCCGGGCAGACAGCTTGGGCGGCGTGTACTGTACCTGCCCGGCAAACGCCTCGAGGTTCTTGAACAGGCCGCCCGCCGCGCCGCCGCCGAGCGCGCCCGGCCCCGGATCACCGTTGACGCTCGTCGGTGAGATCCGCGCCTCCGGCGTTGCGGTGGCCGCGCCGCCGCTCATCGTGAACGGGGTGCCAAGGGAGGGCATGACTGCGGTGGTGATGTTCATGGGAATCCGATCTCTACTGCGATTGCGCTGCCGCCCGTTCCATCACCGATCGGAAGGCCGCGGCGGCGGGCCTCCGCCATCATCTCACGCAACTCGACGTCGATCGCCTGGCGCTGATCTTTTGTTGAGCCGAACTCGATCAGCCGCCCCTCACCCTGCACCTTGCGGATCATCGCAGTCTCGCCCGCGAGCGTTTGCTTGCGTGCGGTGACGTACGATCGGATCTCTTCGATGAGCGCTTGGTCGCTATAAAAGTTTGGCCCGTAGAGGTTCATCGCTCAAGTTCCCCGTCGATGCCCTCGTTTAGTCGGGCAAGTCGCTCGAAGGGGTTTACAGGGTCGGCGGGGGCGCTGTCGATGCCTTGCCCGCGTGGCCTTGGATCTGCCCACTCCGGATATTCTCCATCATCCCATAACCCGGGGCGATCCGGCTTGAGCGTCTCGCGCGCGACCTCGCACATCACCCACGCGTCCCACGTCTCGTTATCCTTGTAGAGTTTCACCCACGCACCGTTGCGGAATCGCTCGGCCGTCAACTCGCGCAGGAAGCGCGGCGTCATCGGCTGGCCTTCGTAGGTCTGGTTTGGATAGTGCATCCGCCCCGGGCCGGGCTCATCGATGCGCATGCGCCGCGAGATGATCCGCTTCAGTTCGTGCACGTTCGGATAGCGCTCGTAGACTTTGGTGGTGCGCTGCTTACCGGCATCGTCGATTTCGACCGCGACCGGCTTGCCGTACAGCGGAGCCGTCTTCTTCGATGCGCCGTGAACCAGCGCGATGCGGTAGGCGTCGATGATCCGCTTCTTACCACCCGGCCGCCGCGATAGAAGGTTCGACAGCCATGAGCGCGCGTTCGCCGTCACGCCAGGCACACCCACCGCGTCGATCATCGTGCGCGCGATCGGCAGGAAGAGCGGCGCCTCCCCGCGCGCCAGGCGCAGATCGTTGTCAGCGAGCGGATAGGTTCGTGTCAGCACCGCCTCTTCGATGATGTCCCAATCGGATAGCTTTCCGCCCGGATCGATGTTGTCGAACGCGCCGTGCTCGCCGAAGCGCGGCCATTGTTTGATCGCGAAGGCATCGATCAGCCACGATTGCTTGCCGAGATCCCAGCCGATTACGCGGACCTCGTAACGGTCGCCCTGCACGTCGACGAAGGCGGTGAGGAAACGGACGCCGGCGGGAACCGTCTTCAGGCGATAACGCGAGGTGAGGCGGCCCGAGACCACCTTCCAACTCTCGACAACCTCGTCTTCCTTTGCGCCCAGGTACGTCTCGCCCAGCTTCTTGACGATCACCTCTTTGAGTTTGACGTCGTTGCCGGTGGCCTCGAATTCCAGCATCGCCGCCGCCCAATCGCGCGCGGTCTCGCCCAGCTTCACGAACGGCGCCATGAACGCGTGGATCACGAAGCCCATCGTGATCGATATGCGCGCCTCGCCTTCTACGGTCCCATCGGGCAGCAGGCGTTGATGCGGCTGGAGCCACATGCCGGTCTGCATAAGCGGCTTGCGCTCTTCGGCGTCGAACAGAGCATTGCAGCCGTCGTGCGGACAGCACAGGCGAACATCGCGCTGCACCGACTCGAGGAACTCGGCCCGCTCCATGTCGCCGGCGCGCGACAGCAACTCCGAGACGTTCCACGTCATCCGCGCGCCGGTGTCTTCAGCCTCCTGCGCCGGAGACATGGCGTTGCCGCAATGCGGGCATCGCACCCACCACAGATGCAGCAGCGAATCGCGCAGATGCAGATCGATCCCACCGTCCGGTCCCGCGTCGGCGTGGCTGGCGAGAAACGCCTTCGCCGCCGAACCGAACTCTTCCTGGCGGGAGGTGATGAGCGTGGGGGCGGCGTCGCGCGTCTTCGGTGTCCACGCATCGATCTCGTCGCCGACGATCAGCGGCGCGGCCTTCATGCGAAGCGCTCGAGCGGTAGCTGGGCGGTAGAACAGTTTGGAGCGCCCGATGTTCTTGCGCTTACGGCCGGTGGTCCGGTCGCCCCAATTGACCTTCTCGTTGATCTCCGGATGTATCCGAAGCATCTC